TATCAAAGATACCCCAAAAACAATATAAAGCGATGCTTGCAGATTTTTGCAAGCATCGTTTTTTTATTATCCCTATCCCCCGCCATTCCAACCCAATGTGGTGGGGTTCATAAAATGAAGGTCACCAACTTTTTCTCTCAATTTCCTTATTCTTCCCTTATCTTCCAATCACAGATGGTTCGCTGAGTGCTGTCGTAATTAACACCAATCTTAAACAGGCGCTTGCCATCGGCAGAATACGGAATCAGATGGCCCTTTTCATCTATCTGCCTGATAGCTTCCTCGGCAGAGCCATCATACTTCAACTCGAAAACAAACACGGCATCAGCATCAAAGTGCTTGGCACCGCTCAAGTCGAAATGAAGCACTGGGTAAATGTCTGAATTCCTACTGGATATTTATTTACTATTTTTGCCATATTCCTACATGCTTTACGTTTTGCGCTGCTAAGTTACGAAGAAATTCCGAATTTACCAAACACTATTTCAAATATTTTTAGCACAGGGATAATCGTTTGGGCTATTTGGGTCGAAATTCGTCAACCCCGTACCCACCACATGAAAAAGTTGGTGGGATTCATAAAATGAAGGTCACCTCCATTCGTTAAAACTCCAAGCGGAATAAAACGAAAAAGCGACACCTGCAAAAGCAGGTGCCGCTCGTCAATTGAGAAATTGACTAAAATAAAGCTCCATATATTTTTTGGCCAATTCCCCCTACAAAAACTTATCCGAAGTTATCGTACATTATTTTGCTGCAATTTATCTGTTCCCTTATGATAAGTCAGTTACACGATTATGTATTGTTTTCGAGTGACAGAAATGTGCCAAGCTACGCATTTTGGCATTATTTCGGTGTCCCTCTCACCCCTATTTTCTGTTTAAAGATATACTTCATTTCTCGCCTTCCTGCTGTATCTTTGCCGAAAATTCAAGAGATTATGATCAAGAAACTATATCGGCATATTGCCATGAGATACAAGTACTGGCGTTACCGTCGGCTCCTAAGAAAGCTCTTCCGGAAATACTCAAAGGACAACAACGACGTCTATGATGTAATAAGACGTGTCTCGGATGAGTTCTTTTGGTGGACAGGAGAACACGTCCCTAAAGACTGGAATGATCATCAGTATTTCTGGTATCTGTAGTACCAGTTTGTGCTTTGTGATTCAAAACCCTTTGATGATGCTCCTCTTCTTTTCTCATGCGGTCTTTTTGTCTATCACTCAAAATTGTAGTTGCTGGCAGTATAACGGGAATGGAGAAAGCTACACGAGAGACAACCTCATTACGCTCCTCCGTCTGTCCTTTAATACTCGTGGATAAAACACGGATGCCTGCCTTTGCATCACCATTGAGTGTATTTGAACTTCCAGCGGTTACTGCCACATTAAAGTCCACTTGCGAGATGAGAAGGTTGTTTTCGTCAACACAGATAGTCTTTGTTGCTATCGCATGTGGCATAGTCGGGGCTACTATAGCCCCCATATCCTTCACTGTTTCTTGAGTTTCCTTGACAGCCTCAACAATTTCTGTGAGCGTTGTCTTTATAAATTCTTTTAGTTCCATACACAATTACCTTTATTCGACTAAGACTAGGGAGGAGTGATAAGGCAAATTTGGTTAATCATAATTACCCTTATCTTTGCGGATTAATATTAATGAATTGCAGCGCAATTTCATCTGATTTACGGTGCAAAGATAATGTAATTTCTTGATTTATCAATGAGACACATTAATAATTAGCGTATATTAACATTATTAATCAAAAGTTAGCATTATGGAAGGTAAAGTAATAAAGCAGAAATTACTTGAGTTGAATGTAACTCAATTAGATTTAGCTGGGAAGCTAGGAACTACCCCGCAATCTCTTTCTTCTGTTCTTCACGCCAAGGACGTTCGGTCGGGAACCATTGAAAAAATTGCCCAAGTTTTGGGTGTGCCTATAAGTTACTTGTATGGTGAAGGAGCAGTAAATCAAAATGCTGTAGCAAACGGAAACAAGTCTGTAGCAGCAATCAACAGCAATGTGGACGCACGAGATTCAGAAATACTCAAAGAACGAGTAAAGGCTTTAGAATCAATCGTAGCAGAGAAAGAGCGGTTGATTAACGTTTTAATGGAGAATAGAAAATGAAAAAGATATTTGTGGCTTTAATTCTGTGTTTTCACCTGTCAATTTGCTATTCGCAAAGTATAGCAGGTGTTCAATTCGGCATGTCCTATGATGAGTGTAAAGTCTTGCTGGACAATAAGTTTGAAAATGGAAATAAAAGCTATCAATTGGAAAAGAACGAATTAGACTACTATGGAGTTTATTTTGCAGGAGAGTTCTTCAGTCACGCTGCTTTTTATTTTCAGAATGACGGAAAACGAAGTTACCTGAAAAATATTTTCTTCTTTAGACATTTTTCGCTTACAGAATCAAACAAAGCTAAAAGTATGCGAGATAGGTTGTTTGACTTGTATTCTAACAAATATGATGGAGTTGATTCCTACATAGCAGATAATGGCTATAGAGCTTTCTACTGGGATGTTAAAAACGAAGATGATTACTCCATAAGTATCTCGATAGATAAAGACAAGAACAACAAAGGCGAAATGAAACTATGGGTAATGGTGGTCTATTTGGGTAAGAATTTCATAAAAGCGGAAGATGAAATATAGCCCATCCGCAAACGTAAGGGTAATTATGGTAAAAAACAAAGATTTAGACGTAAAAAAGGTTAAAGTCATAAAGAAAGTTGACTTGATCGAAACCATAAGGCAGATTCCGCATGGCGAGACTGTTCTGTTCGCACGCCAGGAGCTTGGACCAGAAGGTTCTGTAAGATCTGCCGTCTGGAGATTGAACGACAGGCTGAAGAAGCTCACGGGGAGGCAGGAACCCGAATACTCCCTTGAACTTGTTGATATGGGTCTGTTCTACAACATCACCAGAGCATGACGAAAAAGGCTATGGAGAGGTTAGAAAACTACTGGTATCTGCGTGAAGGTGATTACCTGGTGGAACCATTGAGCAGCCTTTTTGGTGGCAAAGGACCACGCAAGGAGTTCATTCGCCAAATGTGGCGTGATGGAATGGTTTTCGATTCAAAGGAAGAAGCAACTGCATATTCCAAGAAGATTCGAGAAATGTTTAAGAAGAGAGTGCGCAAGCAGGTGTACATTATGGACTTTTCTGCTTGGACAATAACTGTTCTCACTCCTTTTGCCAAGGAAGAAGAGAGAGCGGCAAACTGGGTTGACGCTCTCCGGTACGTTCGCCATTATCTGAGATATGGCAAAGGGTCATTAAGGTGTCGCCTTACCTCTGTTTTGATAAAGGCGTTGACCTTCTCCTTGAGGCCACGACAAGCGTCTTCTTCCAAAGAGGACACTTCAATAGCATCATTCACACAACGAAGTTTTACTTCATGATGCTTGCCACACTCAGGGCAGACAAGCTGATTACACTTCTTCTCCAAAGAGGAAACGAAGTAAGTAGATAATAAATTTATCATATTTCTATATTTTATATTTGGCATTGCAAAGATAATAAAAAAAGGTGGATGCGCCAAGCAAATCTAATTTTATATTTGGCGATTTAAAATTTCATAACTCAACGGTGCGTCCACCTCCACTTTAAATATTAAACTTATGGCAACAGAAAGTAAAATCCGCTCTCGTTCCGCAAAATGGTTCGAGTGTTCCGTCAGATACCAGAAGACCATGGACGACGGATCAGAGAAAATGGTCACAGAGCATTACGTTGTTGATGCCATGTCGTTCACCGAGGCTGAGTCTGCCATCATCGAGCACATGCAGCCTTACATATCAGGCGACTTCAAGGTTACCGGCATTCGCCCAGCTGCATACGGTGAAGTGTTCTTCAGCGAGGAAGGAAATGCAGACAGATGGTACAAGGTTCGCATTGCATTCATCACAATCGACGAAAAGACCGAGAAGGAGAAGAAGTCATTCGTTTACTATCTCGTCAACGCTTCGTGTCTCAACGGAGCCTTGAAGAATCTAGACCAGGCTTTTGCGAAAAGTATGCAGGACTATCAGTCTGTCAATATCTCAGAATCAAACCTACTCGATGTATTCGAGCATAAGACTGAGGAGAAGGCAGACGAGAAGAAGGAGCAATAAACAATTAACAAACATTCAAGAAAATGGAGAAGATCATTAAGCTCATCGTTTGTGCAGCCATCATCCTGGCTACATTCAAGTTCGCAGGCGATATGGATCGCACGGAACATGCCATCATGCTCATGTCTGATACAGAGTATGAGGAGATAAAGGATAGTTTGTCTAACATTCACAACTCTGAGCCATCTGAAAAACAGATTGCCAACGAGTGGTATAGCAGAAAGGGTAATTAGTATGAAGGTAATTTTGTTATTCGATGAGGGTTCTAAGGTTGTCGGTGAACTCCTTCCCGCCCCCCACGTAAGCAACGTGAAACACAGGAAGAGTATGAACAGCGCTTCTGCGCTGACTTCAATAAGTCACAACCCAACGCAGTGCATAAGATTGTTGGCTGCCACATCTTAAGAAATTAAAGTAATATGGAACCAGGAATTAAGAAATTAACTGAGGCTGTAAAACGTGATTGCCGAGAGGGGCAGGGTTGCTTTAACCCTAATGGTTGCGACCACGAGTTTATTCGTCATGTGCCAGAGACTGACCCTTCAATGATGTGCCTGGTGAAAGCAAACATACAGATTGATACACAATGCAAAAGTATATATTGAAACTTGTCGTCAAAAAGAAGTGGTTCGATATGATAGTGTCTGGAGAAAAGACAGAGGAGTATCGAGAGATTAAGCCATATTGGATTGACAAGTTAGTCAACCAGGATGCGGATAGCGGTTTTATCGGGTATGCCAATGAAGATTTGAACATCAATAGCGAAGATTTCCCTTTCACTGTCGTGGGTTCCGATGAATCCCTTTTGCTTGGGGCTACCCATTTTGGAGAATGGGTTTATCCTAATGGAGAAAAACCCCAGCCTAAGGTTTTCGGAGAGATAGAGTACATCCCATTCACTCACGTTCTCTTCTTTCATGGCTACTCGAAGAATCGCAAGAGCATCGAAAAAGAGATTGACAGCATCACCATTGGTAAGCCACAAAAGGGGATGTGCCCAGACGAATGGTTAGACACAGATGTTTTCATTATAAGGTTTAAGTAGATGTAACACAATGGAAATGATATTAACTCCCATCGTACTTGCTATCTCCATCATGGTGATGCGGTACGTGGATAATAAATAAGGAATTATGAGCAACGAAGAATTTCTCGCACAGTTGCAGGATATACGAAACGCTACCCTGCTCCAAAACAAAGAGATCTACAATACCGAAGAAGCCTGTCTCTTCCTCGGTATCAAGAAGAACTCGCTCTACGATCTTGTGAAAAAGAGAAAGATTAAGTTCTTCAAGTCGAAAGGCGGAAAGCTTACTTACTTCAAGCGCAAAGACCTGGAGAAATGGATGACTGCCATCTGCTTTCCAACGAAAGAAGAGGAAAGAGTGATTTTCGACTCGTTGCTCTACAGAGAGAAATAAACTCTAATTTGTTCGATTATAAATGGTTATTTAAGTTTAGCGATCTAGTTTGTCATTAAGTTTTAGATAAGGTAATAAAGATTGTTGATATTCCGCCATGTCTCGGCCGTGAGGCTCATGGGCATGGCAACCCGGTGGGAACGGTTTGCTTCTTTCCATGTAAAGCATGCGAAGCCCTGGGTTCGATTCCCGGTCCCACCACAAAGGCAAGGCTACTTGCTGCTCATGATTGAGGGAATGGATGCTTCTCTACCATGTGCATCCGCTCCCGATTTCAGAACGAGCAGGGAGCATTGACAGAGATATAGAGTTTCCGAGGCATCCTTGGATGCATAGTTAATAACCAGGCGAAGGTGACACACCGGCAGACACAGACAACATAAGTTTAACAACAACGGCTGTATGAAAGTCTCTAATTATTTATTAATCTGACCCCACGGAAAGACGTGAGTCGGTGCCAACCCGAAGCCACAAAACAGAAAGGTAGGTGTAAATGATTACATAACATAAGTTTTTAGATTATAGAAATAGATATATTCGAACTTCATTCTCGTTCGCTGGAGTGACCAAACATCACTCCAGCGATTCAGATGAAATCATTAACATTTTAAACATTACACAATTATGAGCAACTTAACGAACATGGTTGAAACCATTAACAAGCTGAAGTTCCTTACGGATGTTGTAAGCAACGACCTGGTACGTCAGCAATTCATCAACGTTTACAATGCCGTCTGGAAACAGGGCGGTGAGCAGGTCTATGAGCGTGAGGCAAATTATTTCAACAAGATTCTACGTGAGAACAGCAACCTCAACGGATGCACAAGCCTTTCCGTGTTCTTCGCATTCATCGACCTGGCAGTACAGGGTATCTCGGTGGAGCCAGGTGTCCGTGCCATGGCCTACCTTCTTCCTCGCAACTACAAGATTGGAACCGACCAGCAGGGAAAGAGTGTGTATGAGAAACGATGCAACCTTACTATCTCCGGCTACGGTGAGCTTTACCTCCGTGCCAGGGCTGGCCAGATCTACCATGCCGACAACCCGGTTGTTGTGTATGAGGGCGACGATTTCGAGTATGGCGAGCGTGACGGACGCAAGTATGTCAACTATTCTATGCACATACCTCGCACAAGTAGCCACATCATCGCCTGCTTCCTCAAAATCACACGCACGGATGGCACCATCGACTACTCGGTGATGCTCGAACAGGACTGGACACGCCTTGCAGGCTATTCAGCCAAGAATAACAAATACTGGGATAATAACACCCACCAGTGGGTTGAGAAAGCCAACGAACTCTACACCTCTGGCGGTGGTGGCATCGACCCTGCCTTCCTCTGTTCAAAGTGTATCAAGCATGCCTTTGGAACTTATCCAAAGCTCAACATCGGTAAGGGTACACAGCTCGAAACAACGGTGAACGATATGCCTTCATCTGACTTCGATCCATACGGAGGCATCGACAACGCACCAGGCGACAGACAGCAGTCGCAGGCACCGAACGATTCCTTCGCCCCACCTGCTGATACATCGAATGGCGTAAGAATAGACCCGGCTGCCAATACACAGCAGAGTCAGGGAGGAACGGCAAATGAAGCAGCCGACGACACCTTCTAATCATCCATGCCATGGATGCAGTACCGTCCGCAACTGTCTCAACGGACGGTATTGCCCCAAGCTTGGAAGATACGTGGAGTACAGCAAGACAAAGCCTTGCGCCCCACGTGACAACAGTTACGAAAAAGCATTATCAATTTTAACACATATACAATCATGACAGCAGAAGTAGCAATTATCAAGAAAGAGAACCTCCAGCAGATTATCTCCGGAGCACCACAGTCATACAATGACAACAAGGCATCACACGACAACTGCATCGCCCGTGGCCAGCAGTTATTACAGGCAGTGCAGCAGCAGGGAGGATTGAACAACGACGAACTGGATGAGCAGATAGCATCGTTCATCGCCAAGACACGCAATACCTTGAAGAAGATGAACGACAGACGCAGCCCGTTCACCAAGCTCTTTGACCAGGTGCGTACACAGTTCACACAGATCGAGAACGAGATTGACCCAAACAAGCAGGGCACCGTCCCTTACCAGTTGCAGGTATATCGCAACCAGTATGCTGCCGAGAAGCTGAAGGCACAGCAGGAAGCCCAGCGCAAGGCAATGCTCGAGAAGCAGCACAAGGATGCACTCGACCGCATCTTCGAGAGCATGAAGAACGACTTTGAAAAGATGTTCCAGGACTTCCTCACCGGTTCCGTCAACATGATACAGAAGCTCAACGAAGCCATTACTCTAGAGAACTTCGATGCTTCCATGGAGAAGATTAAGAAGGTGCCGACAACTTTGCCTGAGGAATTCGTACCTGGCATGAAGTTCACCCAGAGTCTCTCCTACTACCCAGGTGTCACACCTGCCGAAGCTGCCCAGAAGGAGACCGAAGCAAAGAACGCCCTTGCCAACACCTTTGCCGAGCAGTACAGATACGAGATTGAAACCAACCGTGACTACATCCTCGACCGTCTGCCTTCAAAGAAGAAGGAGTTGGAGAAGATTGCCAGTGCCAATGCCGAGGAAGCAGCACGACTGCAGAAGGAGAAGGAAGAGCGTGAGAAAGAGGAAAAGGAACGACTGGAGGCAGAGAAGCAGAAGAAGCTTGCAGAAGCAGAAGAAGCTAAGAAGTTGGAACAGAAGCAGAAGGAAACGGTAGGTCTCTTCGAGGGTCAGGCGATTGCAGCTGCCGGACCATCTACCAAGGCTAAGGTTACCAAGAAGATTCATCTTCTGGATCCCGAAGGCATTCTTCCTGTTATCTCCATGTGGTGGAGCCATGAGGGCAAGAACATGACAGCAGAAGAACTGATGAAGAAATTCAAGAGTCAGATTACCTTCTGCGAGAAACTTGCCAACAAGGATGGCGTTACCATCAAGAGTGAGTTTGTTGAGTATGTGGAAGAAGTAAAGGTTAAATAAGATGGATAAGAATCAATTATCACTGGCTACTGCCGATATTGGCAGAGCAGCCATAGAAGCAAATGGCAACCTCGTTGTCGTATTTGACCACAAGAAACTCTTCTGGCCATTCGAGGGACTTGTCCAGCTTACCCAGCAGACACAGGCTGCATTAACCCTTGCCGACTTCTGCGCATGTGTAGCCAAGGCTGGCGAACCATGCAAAAGCAGAAAGACGGGTAACTCGTTCCGTTTTGTGGCGAGAAACATATCAAGAGAAGAAGCTTTGAAGGATTTATAATACTCTCCGATTATGATACACAATATGAATCCCGACGAGTATTACAACCGAAAGGAAGTAAGCAACTCCGACCTTACCGAGCTGAAGAACCTGCTTCACCCCCGGATGCAGTTCGGCAATAAGGAAATGGCTTTCCACTTCGGCAACCTCGTCGATGCAATGATAACGGAACCCGACCGTGTGGACTACTATCACTACAAGGTGAATGACGAACAATATACGGAAGAGGAGTTCCTCCACGCCCAGGACATGCACAATGCCCTGCGCCATGAGGCTAGGCGTGACCCTTTCCTGGCAAAGGTGCTGGAGTTGTCAGATACACAGCGCTTCATGGTCAACAAGGCTCAGCCTTTCGAGTACTGCGAATTCCCGTTTGCCCTGGATACACGCTGCAAATGGGACTGGTGGCTCGACTTCGCTGGTTTCGGTGGCGACTTGAAGACAACCTTTGCCGAGACACAGAAACAGTTTGACGAGGCGGTAGATTTCTTCGACTGGGACCGTTCGCGTGCCTGGTACATGGACATCGCACATTCACCTCGTGATTTCATTTACGGCATCAGCAAGAAGAACAACCGCATCTTCAAGAAGTTCATCAGCAGGGATGATGAAATCTACAGACGTGGTCGTGAGAAGTACGAGGAGCTCGCCTTCCAGTACTGGTGCCTTAACCCAATAGCAGTTTAGATTATGCCAAGAGATTTTCATCAGGTAGGAATATATTTCTACGCACCTAGAAGAAGCAGCTTCTACATCTATCACCAGGATACGGAGACAACCGCAAGCCATACCGGTGAGGTGTTCTACAACAGAGAGGCTGCCCGAAAGAGAGTGTACGAATTAAACGGTTGGTATTTAAAGCCAAAGAGAAAATGACAAACCAAGTTCTGAACCATCACCTGAAGGTGCAGCCATACCCTTACCAGGTTGACGGCATTGTGTATGGATTGCAGCACCACCGGCTTATCATAGGTGATGAGCCGGGACTGGGCAAGACCCTGCAGAGCATCGGCATCGTCGATACCGCACCAGCCTACCCTTGCCTGGTAATCTGTCCGTCCTCGCTGAAGATAAACTGGCAACGTGAGTTCGAGAAGTTCACCGACAAGAAGGCTGTTGTTCTCGACAACGCCACACGTACCACATGGCCATACCTGCTGCGCATGGGCATGTATCATGTAGCCATCGTCAACTACGAGTCGCTGCGCAAGTATTTCGTGTGGGACATCGTAAGTGGAAGCAAGGAGTTCCGGCTGAAGGATGTTGTCTTCTCCGAGAACATCAGGCTGTTCAAGTCGGTTATCATCGACGAGTCACACAGAGTCAAGGACCCGGCAGCCCAGCAGTCCATCTTCACCAAGGGTCTTACCTTCGGAAAGGAATGGGTAATACTGCTATCAGGTACGCCTGTAGTCAACCGACCTGACGACCTGGTAGCGCAGCTGTCCATCATGGGCAGGCTGCCAGAGTTCGGTGGAGCAACAAGATTCCGTGCCAACTATTGCACTGATCCGAAAGACAGGAATGCCAAACCGACCGTTCCGCTCTCAGTACTCAGTGAGCAGCTCTACTCCACCTGCATGATACGCAGGGAGAAGGCAAAGGTTCTGCCCGACCTTCCCGACAAGACACGTGTCGATCTCTATGTTGACATCAGCAACAGAAACGAATACGACCTTGCCGCAAACGATCTGGCAGAATACCTGCGCCAATACAAGGAGTGCAGTGATGGTGAGATACGTCGCAAGATGCGAATGGAAGCACTTGTCAAGTTCATGACGCTTCGCTCTCTGACCACACACGGAAAGATAGCGCAAGCCATCGACTTCATCAACACCTTCCTCGAAAGCGGCAAGAAACTCATCGTCTTCTGCTCGCTCCACGATGTGGTTGACCAGCTCACCAAGGTGTTTCCTCATTCCGTTACGGTCACCGGACGTGACAGTGCCAGCAGCAAGCAGGCTGCCGTTGACAGCTTTCAGAATAGCGAAAGCTGCAACCTCATCATCTGTTCCATCAAGGCGGCTGGCGTGGGACTCACACTCACGGCATCAAGCAACGTGGCGTTCATCGAGCTGGCGTGGACGTATGCCGACTGCTGCCAGTGTGAAGACCGTGCCCACCGCATCGGGCAGAAGGACAATGTAACGTGCTATTATCTCCTTGGGCGTGGCACCATCGACCACACCATCTACTCGCTCATCCACAAGAAGAAGTCCATCGCTGCCGAAATCATGAACAGCGACGACGAGATTCCGCAGGATGCCATGTACTTTGATCAGCTCGTTCAATCATTCCTAGACGGAGGACAACAGGATGGAGATATGCAAGACCGACCTGACACGCATCATCAAGTACCTTGACGATGCTTCGGTATTATATAAAGCCCAACCCCAGCAACGCTACAAGAGCCGGGCATGGGCATTAAGTAACATCAGTCGTAAACTTAAAAAGAAATTAGCAAAATGATTACAAAAGCAGACATTGTTGATGATATATTCATCATGCAGGAAAATGGGCAGAAAGGTTCATTGACAAAGAAAGAGATTGCAGCCGTCGTAGATGGCATGTTGCAGGCTATCAGAAATCAGGTAGCTGTCGGCAACGCTATCCAGTTCCGTGACTACTTCACCATTAGCCCGGTATTGAAGAAGGCGAAGAAGGCTCACGATTTCAAGAATGGCACAACCATCACCATGCCAAGACGTGTGGGCGTGAAGATTAAGGCAAGCAAGGGTTTTGAGGACTACGTTAAGCGAGTTAACAATCTAGGATGAACATAAAGACCTTCGATGAACTGTTTGCAGAAGCACAGGCAAGGCAACCGCAACGCAAGCCACGTTCCGAACCAGAGCACAACTTGCAGGTTGACTGCGTTCAGTGGTTCTCGCTACAGTACCCTTCCCTCCGTGGGCGATTGTTTGCCGTTCCCAACGGTGGACATCGCTCCAAGACGGAGGCAGCAAGACTAAAGGCCGAGGGAGTCGTCGCTGGAGTCTCCGATCTCATTCTCCTGAAGAGCAACCATCAATACGGTGCGCTTCTCATAGAAATGAAGACCACGGCAAGGAACTCCAGGCAGAGCGACAGGCAGAAGGAATGGCAGAAAAACATCACTTCCCTTGGCGAATACAAGTACGTCGTATGCCGTACTCTTGATGATTTTATGCGCGAGGTACGCTGTTACCTTCAAAATATATTATAACACTCTTAAATAACATGAACGATATGGGACGCAAAGCTAAGATGCGACTTGACTATTTCCCAATGGATGTTGACATCTTCCAGGATCTCAAGATACGCAAGCTAATCAAGCGGCAAGGTGGAAAAGCCATAACAGTATATACTCTCCTGCTCTGTTATATCTACAAGAATGGGTATTACATGAAGTGGGATTCAGACCTGCCTTTCATCTGTTCGGAGCAAACGGGCTTTGAAGAGGCTTATGTACGTGAGGTGATTAACGTCTGCCTGCAACTCGGGTTGTTCAGCAAGTCTTTGTACGATAAGGACGGCATCCTTACGTCTCGTGGCATACAGGAGCGTTATCAACGTATCTGCCAGCTTACCAGGCGCACATCTACAGTAAGCGAATACTCGCTCATCGACGATGATGATGCAGAGGATATTCCACAAGAGCCTACGACAACCAAGCGTGAAAACGTGCCTACACCTCAGCCCCCGTTCCAGGCGATTGCATCGCCTGTCCCAACGGAGAAGCCCACAAGGAAGACACGTAAGTCAACCAAGAAGGAAGAGCCAGCCGCACCCGTCAAGCAACCTGCGGCAAGCAGCCCATCCTCCACACTTGATGAATATATAGATGAGTTGGACAAGGACGACATCTGGCTAGAACAGATTCAGTTCCTCCACGGAATGAACAAGGAAAGTCTCAGAAACGAGCTGAAGAAGTTCAGAAGTGAGTGCATAGCCAACGGCAAGACCCAGCACGAAAGCGTGAACGACGTGAAGCAGCACTTCAACTCATGGCTAAGAATAATCATAAATAAGAAGAACAATGAAAATATTAAATCCGTTAACGATAAACGAAAAGGACATCTTCTCTCTGCTGATGGAGAGAAAGAGAAAGACTACGGTGGAACGTTTTAGCTTCTCTCCCTACACCAAGGAGCAGATTTTCCAGATGCTGATGGCATCATGCCAGGCAGAAGTAAGATGCAGGGGCAGAAAGTTCGAATACACACAGGAATACAAGCATCACGTAGAGGAGATTTCGAGCTGGCTTGCAACCAAAAACCGCTCGTCATTCGGCCTGTTCCTTTGTGGTAACCGTGGAAACGGGAAGAGTACCATGGTAAATGCCATGAAGTCACTCTATCAGTTTCTCGATGATGCTCCGGCTGCAGAACCGGGATTGAAGTTTCCACGCCCTGGCTTTGAGATAGTCTCAGCCAAGGAACTCGTCAGACTTACAAAGGCATACCTTAACCCTGGCAAGGATAACCACGAAGATGTTTACACATACAAGTGGTTACGAGATAAGGAGATCCTTTGCATCGACGACCTGGGCACAGAGCCGAGAGAGTCCATGAACTATGGCGACTACGTGACGGCAGTGATGGACATGATAAACTATCGCTACGACAACCAGCTTGCCACCATCGCAACCAGCAATCTCACTCCAGGCGAGATTAAAGACTACTACGATGAGCGCTTTGCCGACCGCTTCCGTGAAATGATGACAGTCATTAACTTCGGTAATGAGAAATCTTTCCGCATGAGCCTATGAAAGATTACGAGAAGCGTGAGTGTGTATCCATCAAGTGGAGCCACCCCGAAGACAGCAGCCGCTATTTCAGCGTAGGAGTCTCCAAGTACGATCGAGGCTTCGGCTGGTCCGCAAGGGCATCCGATGGTGAAAACTACTTTTGGAAACGTGGTCACTACTACGATACCGACAAGCGGGCAGCCTACTTCGCCCTTACTTCAGTCCTCGACTTTATAGGCAAGCCAACAGACAGACTCGGCAAGTGTATGAGACTTGCCGCCTGGTCAAGCAGAGAAAAGTATAACATCAGACAACTGGAGTTGTTTGAGCAAACATAAAAAGTATAACAATATCAATGTAGAAAAGTTGAACTTTAAAAACATTATTCTATGGGCAATTATATCCAACAAAACCTGATGCAGCCCACTCCGTCGGCTGATGTTCAGGAAAAAATGAGAATGTTCAAGTTCTGCATACATAGCCACATCAGCGACCTCGGCTACAACCATTGCTGGGAGTCTGATAGTTTTACTTATGATGGAGATTCGCCCATGGGCGTCTGTTGGGCATTCAGAGATAAGCGAGAATGGAAACCTTATTATAGGACTCGCCTTACCTCAACCTATAGAGGAAACATCTGCTGGGCAAAAGTGGTTCATAACTCTCCAGCAAAGAGAAATAGCCGCATCTTCAAATATGAGGTCATTGACCCGGTTGGCTCAACAATGGCAACTCTCTCTCCTAAAGAGTTCGCTAAGGATTTCATTCCTGCTCCTCCAGGCTCCAAGCCCCCATACGAGATGAAGGACTATGAGAAATTTGACTTCATTTGCTTCGGTAGGTATAACTCGCAGCTCACGGAGAACCAAGAGAGAAGAAATAACCATGAAGCCCACTGGCAGGAAATCCTTGCTCAGAAAGCAATAAACAAACAATTGCATATGGAGGACTAAGCAATGAGCAAGAAAACATTATTCTACACCGTCAATGGCAACCTGCGCTGCCTGAACACCTCTCTACCGTTCTCTTCGTCCCAGTTCCAGACGATTCCATCGTCTGTCCTACCCATCAGGCGAAGACCAAGAAGAAGATATAATCATCCTATCATCGGAAATCATTAAATTTGCAGGAGCATGAAATCAAAGGAATTTTTCGACTTAGCCGTCAAGATGAGGTATGTACAGAAGCATTACTATTTAAGTACGGATAAGGAAACCAAAAAAGCCTGGCGTAGAGTCTGCAAAGCTTACGAGAAGAAAATGGATGATGAGACAGACAGGGTTACTGCCATCATCCGTGAAAAAGCTACTCAGTTTTATGTTCTCGAAGATGTGGACGAAACTATCAAAAGAGTAGGCGAAGAATGGTTTTACGAGCATATTATAGAGTCTTTGACCAGTTACTTCCTGGAAGTGCAAGGCAGAGGTATAGAGGATAGCACCTTTGAAAATGGCTTTGACTATTGTCACGCGTCCCCTACATTTGTCATAAACGATATGGGAGATTTGAGCGAAGACGATATGCTTGAGTTTAATATCATAGCTTCTTCAGACGGAAAAGTCCATCTGATATACGAGCAAAGATTAAAAGGTTAATTTAAAGTAAGGAAAATATGAGTACACAATTAATGGTAGTTATAGTTACATTCATCGTGTGTGTAACTATTTTGTTGTCCACTTGGCAAAAGCATCTATTATCAAAAGCTAGATGGCAAGCCGGTGTTATCCGCAGCCAGCGTGAGGAATTAATTAAGCTAAGAAAGGATTATGATGATGCTCTCACAGAATGGGTAAAGACTTTCCAGGAAGAAAACAGGAAGTTCGAAGAACTCTTTGATCGTTGCGTTGATATTATGCACAAATTAAATATTGATGTATGAAAAAGATTAAATACTATATTAAAGGAAAGATTAAGCGAATGCTACGTAAGTGGCTAAAGAAAAGAGTGTATCGTCAAGGAATTGGTTTTTCCTCAAACGAGGAGCGCTTTAAGTGGGTGTATGATGCACCGCTCCGAGAATGGAAAGACCGGATCTGGTGTCTCGACAACAATGAGCTGTATGACAGTCCGGATCTCCTTCTGAAATTATATTTATACCAATAATAAATTATTAACATTATTATTATGAAAAAGTACTTAGGAACAAAGCTTGTCACAGCTAAGCCTATGACAAGAGCAGAGGCCGAGGTTATCCTTGGCAAGTCTATCAAGCCTGCAAAGCAGGAGTATTCAGGCGAGGGCTACCTCGTACGTTACGAAGACGGTTATCAGTCATGGTCGCCAAAGGAGGTTTTCATCAAGGCATACAAGCCTGCCGACAACTTCCTCGACCGTCTTATCATCGAGCGAGATGAGGTTCAGCAGCGCCTTTCATCCCTCACATCAGCATTGATGCAGGAAGACTTCCAGGAGAAGGTGGGCAGCAAGCAGTACTACTGGATGCAGGAACAGCGCAACGCAATGGAAATCTACGTTGAGGTGCTCAATAAGCGAATCACGCACGCCATCAACAACAAGTAGCCCATGCAAAGTATCTTGAAATCAAACCGTCGAGCCGACATTTCTTTCTCCCAGTCTGGTCAGATAAACCTATCGGCACACTTAGTGAAAGCCTTAGACCTGCACCCTGGCGATGCCATTGACGTGAAGACCGACGGCCATGAATACTACCTATACGTACGCTCGCCTGCCAGTCCATGCGTGCGATACGAGGCACAGTGCTTCCCCTCCAACAAGAAGGGGAAGCACTTTCGTGCATATAGCCGTCGTCTGTGCAAGGCTATCCTTGCTGCCTGCAACTGTGTAGAAAAGGCCGACCTTCCCACTGGCGAAGTAATCACAGAAGGCGGCACAAAGTATATAGCAATCATAACAAAACTCATTCTCAACCATGATTAAGGAAACAAAACTCAATGGCTTCTCTGCCATCCCTCTTGAATACGAGGTCGTAGATGGAGATCTCTCTACAGCTCTCGGTGTCGTTTTCGAGGATGGCTCATTGAAGCCTATGCTGGAACCAAAGGTGAAAATGACCTTCTCTAAGCCATCTCTCAAAGTTGTACATATTCACGAAACTTCCGCTTTTCATTATTATATCGTTCACGATACAGAAACCGGAGATGTGTATTACACCGAGCAGGAACAGAAGCAACAAGACAAACCAGTACTGGAACCGGTACACAGTTTTGGCACAACGAAACTGTGTAGCTTCTCTTCTATCGGAAATGTACTCATCGTGCTCACTGAAAACAGAATGTACTATTTCTTATGGAAGAGTAAGTCTGATGGATATCTTTCTCTTGGAACCCACATGCCTGAGTGTCCAATCTCATTTGGTCTTCAAGCTGAGGTTGTGCGAACAAACGAGTTCAGTATTTCGTTTGATGCAATCTCCCCATCAGATATATTCAAGGAGTTCACCGATGAAAACAAAACCAAGGTAACAGATCAGGTATTGGCAAAAGTGAACAAGTTTATTGCAGAAGAGGCAACCAGCAAGGGGCGCTTTATCTTCCCTTTCCTGGTGCGTTATGCCTATCGTCTGTATGATGGCTCACTAACCATGCACTCTGCACCAGTGCTCATGATAGCATCGTCCGACCTCGCACCGCAGGTCTTCTATGAGCACATCACCGGACGCAAGAATTACACTGACGCAAAGCTCAGAATCATGGCTGCTTTATCCAGGCTCGACTATGCGGTTATTGCGCAGAAGTATATTGATGGCCTGAACAACTGGAAAGACATCATCCGTTCGGTGGATATATTTATTTCCAAGCCAATCTATACATACGATCAGAACGGAAAGTGTACCGGATTCAAGGAATCTACTGATATAAACACCTATTGTGTATGCAAGCATACCAACCAGAATGTTGACCCACTAGGTCAAATATATCCATTACGCTATCAGAAGCAAAACTTCAATCATCTTTATGCCTTCACGTTTGGAGATCCTTTCAAGAGTTCATCAGAATGGACGTATCCGGCAGGACGATTGATGATACCTCGTCGCTCCGCGGATTGCGTGTGTGAGGATATTCGCACAACATCCCAGTTCTTCCTGCTTGAGAGTATCAAGGTAGAATCCTTGACAACTACCCGTACCCTCATCAGCGTAGAGGAAGACTATTTGCAGTCACTTCTCAATCGTGAAGTAATGACTGATGATTACGACTCCCACGATACGCTCATACCTCGTTATGCCTTCTCCTACAACTCCAGGGTAAACGTAGCTAACATCAGCAAGCAGCTTTTCGGTGGATACAATGCAGGTTCTATGTTCTGCTATACAGATGGATATGTGTATAATTTCTCAGATGCCGAGCCAACAATCATTGATGGTAAGGCAGCATACTATGTGTATTTCGTAATCAAGCAGGACGGCAAGGATATTGTCGTAAGGGGAGATTCATACAGCTTCGCTAGAGACCACATGCCAACACTGTTCCTCTACTATCCGAATATCAACGCATATAAGGCATACGTAGTGAAGTATGATACTTTCACAACAGTGTATGAGGTTCAGCTTCAAGCACACGGTTTCTTGAATGGCTCCTTCTTCTTCGGTGGATGGGAAGATATGGAATCTACAAGTTATTATACTCCAGTAGAGTCCCCAATGGCAGACCGTACCGTCGAGATACCAAACAAGATATACACCTCGCAGGTAAACAACCCTTTCTTCTTCCCTACCACTGGTATCAACACCATTGGCACAGGAAAGATTCTTGGAATATGCGCTGCCGTAAAAGCACTCTCACAGGGACAGTTCGGACAGTTCCCCCTCTATGCCTTCTCTACCGATGGTGTCTGGGCACTGGAGGTCTCCTCCACAGGAGGCTATTCTGCAAAGCAGCCGGTCACACGTGAGGTATGTATCAACTCCGAAAGCATCACGCAGATGGATTCTGCTGTTATCTTCGCCACAAACCGTGGAATCATGCTGCTGTCAGGTTCCAAGGCCATGTGCATCAGCGATTCTATCAACAACCCTACTCCACTATCAATGCCGAGTCTGCCAAAGATAGACTATGCGAAGGAGATCTACGTCAGCGAACGTCAGAATATGCAGTCCAAACTGCAAGATTCCCTCGATATTATTCCGTTCGTGGAATACCTGTCGTCTTGCCGCATGCTCTTCGACTATACACACCAGCGTATCATCGTTTACAACACGCAGCAGTCTTATGCCTATGTGTATTCGCTGAAAACCCAGCAATGGGGAATGATGCTCAGCAACATTTCTGCTACGGTCAATTCCTACCCCGAATCACTGGCCATGGATGCAGACGCAAACCTGGTAAACTTCTCAGCTTCGGAAGCAACAAAAAGTGCCATATTGCTCATCACACGTGCATTCAAACTGGATGATCCGAACGTATTGAAGACCATCGACACGCTCATCGTGCGAGGAACATTCCAAAGAGGACACATCAAGACAATATTGTATGGCAGCGAAAACCTCTTCAATTGGCATCTGGTTTTCGATTCCAGCGACCAGTACCTCCGTGGCTTCCGTGGAACACCCTACCGGTTTTTCCGTCTCGTCATAGTTGGGTATCTGGAAAATGGAGAAAGCATCTGTTCTTTCTCTACGCAATACACACCTCGCTATACCAACCGCCTGAGATAACAATACAAAAAGAGGGATGTCATCACTGACACCCCTCTTCCCCAAAACTAACTACTAAAACTTACGATATAAAATCGATAAAAATATTCCACCTAATATAAAACTAACAAATCAACTAACAAATCAAAATGGTTTAAGCTTCCGTCGTATGGTAAGCTTCCTGGAAAGCAATGTAGTCTTCATCTTGCTTTTCAGCTGAATCATCTTCCTCTCCCAGTTAGGCGCACTGTTAGGGAAAGTAATACTTAACCAGTCCTGCAACACACGACAAACCATATACTCATGAATCAGCGTCCTCTCCAGTTTCAAGGTGCTCTTGGCAAAACCCTCGGGCAGCTTCAATGCGATGGTGTATTCATCAGGAGCCACAAGAGTATCATCAAGCCGTTCGCCATCCTTCACCTCTTCATTGGTGTAAGGGTAAAGCTGTTCAACACATTCATCATGGGCGAGGCTCAGCACTCGGTTCACTCGGTCCACATTACCTTCCTCTGCTATGTCCTTCACCTGGTGCCGTGCGTGTTCCGCCTCCTCACCCATGATTTCACCTTCAACAAAGGCATAATTACTGATATCGTAAAGCAATTGGTCCCGTTTGAAAACAAGAACAGCCGCCTTTGGCTTATTCTCAACACCATCATACAGCTCCATAAGCATCCGATCTTTAGTTAAACAGATTCACCTTCATATGTTGGACGTGTAGGACGGCTGCGCTTATAAAGAGCACGCTTCACTACCTCCAGACTTGCTGCTGTATGATCTACATACTCTTTTACATCGCCCTTGTTTGTAATGGTAAACCATTCACTCAGGATAATATCAACCAGATAGGCATGAATATTGTTGCCCATCGCATCTGCCGAAGCGCCATTGTAATTACTTGGCAGCTTAAAGGCTAAAGTCAATGTTTTGTCTGAGTCTATATTAGCCTGGATTACATTGTTGGTGGTTGTATTGTTCTCGTCAAGGTATTCACCAAGCAAGCTCTTCAGACCACTAAAAGCGTTAGCCAGCGATCTTCGAAGCTGGTAACTGTTTTCAGCATCTTCGCTCGCCTGCATATTGCTAGTTTCTTCGTAACCCTTACCTGCGGCCTCACGAGCTTGTCCGGTAAGATAAGCCTTGTTCATTACATCAAACATGATTTCCCTCACTTGAAGGGTCACTGATAGATTCTTCTTACTTTCTGCCATAATTCTTGCATTTTAAATGATTACTAACTATAAGTAGGTCGTGCCGGCTTCTTCTTGAACAGCACCTTCTTGTGGATGCCAACAAGCAGATGGGATGCCGAACCTTCATATTCTCCTGCCTCCTTCTTGTTGGTGAACACATACCACTTGGCCACAATGCCGGTAACGAAGAAGCTGAACAGTTCCTTCTTGATGCTCTTGGTCAAGGTATCGTCAAACGATTCAGACAGTCCCAGTTCCAGGTTCCAGCCCTCATCAGTAGTCTCTTCCTGCTGAAGGAACTTCTTCAAGGTCTCGCATACAGACACCTGGCATTCTGTCCAGAAGCGTTCAAGCATCTCCCGGTCCGACTTGGTTGTGAAGATACGTTCATACGCACCTTCCTCTCCAGTCATCTTGGCACCAGAGTATGCTGTGGTCTTGGCAACTTCATTGAGCACGTCGCCCTTGTTCACTGTTATATCTACGACTTTCATAATGAATAATATTTGATTTACGCAAAGTTAAGCCTTTTCCGTTAAACAGAAGGTTTATCTTGTTACGTCTAGAAATGGTAGCCTATACCCACACCCACGTATGGCTGCATGCCCTTTGGGGTCATGCCGTACCCGGCTTGCAGGCCAAATCTGAAATGTCTCTCAGGGAGGCTCACTCTCTTCGGTGATAATCTTTGTCACATATCGGGTTGTCGAGAATACCCTGATACTGTCAAGGCTGGGTCGGTAACCGCTCACCCAGGCAATGTAGCTTGAGTCACGATACACATTCTGTGTCACCGGGATGTTACCTACTATCACCACGCTATCGCCTGTGGCTGAGTCATAGGCAGTCTTCACATCTGCCAATGGCACCTTGCGTGTATCGTAACGCAAGACTACAGAGTCCTTTGGTACCGGCACGAGGTAAGGGATGGTATCCACATATACGGTGGAGTCAACCTTCACTTTCGTGCCATCGCCTTTATTCTTGTGTCCACTGTCTTTAAAAGTCAACATGCAGTTCAATACTATCAGTATTACTGCAACTGCCAATGGCCAGTATTTCTTTAGATATTTTTTCATTTCACTTGCTTTATATAGTTCACGATACCATTCACATGAAGCTGTACAATAGATTCCCTGCCCTCATTGGAAAGCAGGAAATCAACATCCTGCTTGTTGTCCTGGAAGAAATTCTCCGTAAGAACTGCGGCACATCTGGTATGCTTCAGTATATAGAAACCAGCCTCGATGTCCGCATCTCCGTCCGAATAGTCTGTGCGCATCTTCTTGCCCGGTAATGCTTCCTTAGCTGCGTTATACAGACAGTCAGCAAGCTTGTCGGCAGAAGTCTGTCCTCTGCTTGTGTATGCGCTCCATCCGGTTGCGTTCATCCACTCACCATTGCCGGCGGCATTCACATGCACGCTTACCAGGATAACATTCTTGCTTCCCTTCAGCTCGCACCAGTTGTTCACTCGCTTGCAGCGGTCCTGCAGGGAAACATCCCTGTCCTCTTCCACTATCAAGTCTGCATCGTAGCCCAGTTCTTTAAGCCTGGTAACAATAGATGCGGCAATCTCCCTTGCGTACTTGTACTCACGTAATCGCCCATCCGGGCTGCGCTTCCCCGGTGTTTCCACACCATGACCGTTATCAATTAAAACTTTAATCATTGTGTATCAAATTGCTTTAATGCTTAAACTTATCAAGATTCACATCAAGATGACGCTCCGTCTTGTCAACCATTATCTGCTGCAGCAGCTTCCAAAATCTACTTTCAGATTCCGGCCTGCAACTGCTCTCGTTCTCCAGAATCGACCAGAACTGCTCGAAGCAGATTGCACCTGTAACAACGTATGACAAGGGGATAGTAACATGGATAAACACCCAGTGCTCTGCCAGGAATGCAAGAATGATGAGCATAAGGCGTTTCGGAATCGTCTGTTTCACCACCTTGCCGAAGGCGAACGATGTAAACTTAGCCTGCTTTCGCTGTGTCTTGTCAGGGTAGGCGTTATGTACTCGCTTATCCAGCTTGAAAGCTGTCCATGCATCATACAGGATAAACACGATGGCCACGACGGCCAGAGGAAAAGCAGGTTTGAACTCTCCTATCATCCATCCAACCAACCCACCGCAAATCATTGCGGTAATTTTCCAAACATTAAATACCATTTCCATTTCTTTTACATTTTAATCATTATTAATTTGACTGCCACAAAATTAGTCGTTTCGCGTTAAACATAAAGTTTATCTTGTAACAATAGAATTGTTGAGCTTGAATCGATAAAAATCGCCTTTAGCAAAGCATTATTATCTTACCATCTTCTTCCCATATCTCCACCTCTTTCCCATCGTCAAGAAACGAGCAGATATCTTTCTCTGTCGGAATCTTGTCTGCTGCTAATATTGTCTTCATAATCATCTCTATTTTTCTTATTCATAATACTCTGAGCTTTCTTTATAAATATAGTCCGTTGTGCATACTTTTTCCTCAGATGAATCGACTGAAAATGCCCCTTGACCGTGAAGTACTGCCAGGATTCCTTATCCAGTTCTTCCTTGATGATTTTCCTCTTCATGCCATATTCGTTATAATGACTGAAGATTCCCAGGTATGAATTTACCGACTGGATAGCCTTGTTGATAGCTTCAATATTTCCAGCCTTTGCAGCTTCATTGAGCTTGCGCACCGACTTCCTGTAGTTATTGACGGTATTGTTAACCGAATATACTCTATCCCGCTTAATGATAGCTCCGACGAACCTCACTCCCTTGGAATAATGCTGGAAATAGAATTTCTTCTCATTCAGTCGCAGACCTAAGGATGCAAGCGTCTCCCTTATCATCGGCATCAAGCGAAGGAGTGCCTCTTTCCTTCTTGCTACCAGCACCATATCATCTACATATCTTACATGATGCTTACAGTAGTAGTCTATCTTCCAATCGAGTTTCGACAGCAGGAAGTTCGCAAAGAGCTGGGCAAAGAGATTGCCGATAGCTACACCTCTGTCCTCTCCATTCGTGAACAATGACTTCTCTTTGGGCAGGAACTCCCAGAGATAATCTGCGCTTTTCTTCTCGCAATCCCTCTCTGGATGGTGCATAACCACCATATTGCACAACCAGCGGAGGTCTTCCTTGTCACCCCCATGATAATTCTCTACGATGAAATCATCTACCATCTTGGCAAGAAGTGGCTTGGAGATACTCATAAAGAATCCCTTCAAGTCGATTCCCATCACGTAGGCATCCTTCGTGTAATTCTCGCTCACTTCCCTGATATCCTGCTGAAGCTGCCTGATACCTGCCAGCTGGCCCTTGCCTTTTCGGCAGTTGTACGTACGGTCAGAAAACTGAGACTCGAACAGAGGTTCGAGTCTCAGCGCAATATAATGGTGGATAATGCGGTCACGGAACTGACCGGCAAACACTTCCCGATAGCGAGGGTACTTGACAACAAAGCAGATAGATTTACCTATCTTATACTGACGCGAATTGATTTCATCAAGCAACTGAACGAGGTTGCTCATATAGTTCATCTCAAATTCCGTAGCGCCGACTGTTTTCCGCTTGTGACGGCGGCAGTCGAAATATGCTTCTAAGAGTATGTCGAAATCTATCATTTTCTATCTTGTCATATAACTTATCTTCCTTATTTAGTGCTGAAACCGGGCGAACGTGATTCCTGTCTCCAACCTTATCGTTCCAGTTGTTGAGGTTGCCGTCGCCGAAGTTCAGATTCCACGCGTTCGCAGAACTGTTCTCGGTTGTCGCCGCAAATTTCTTGTTCTTAACTATACATGATAGGATGCGGCCCATTTAATAAGGAAGGATGCTCTCTCGGCTTGACTTATCTTGCCGCCCCTGGCCAGATCGCTCAAGCTACTGGCTGCTGTCTGGAACTTCTTTCGGTAGCCTGTGCTTTAAGGAGTGATCCCTTCCATGCTGTGCATTGCTTGCCAACACTCTCGCGCAGTCGGAGAAGAGTTGCCAGCCTGTTCGTGCCCATTATCCACCTCTGTTCACCTGCAATATCAATCAAGGTTGATATGACTTCAAGGTCTGTCTGCAACTGTGCGAGATGTTCGATTCGTACATTCAAATCGCCAAGCATATACGCTTTAGCGATATGATTCAGGCTATCAATAAGCATATTGCATAGCCTGTCTCCGAATATCGGACGCTGCGATTTCGGGAAATTCCTAACCACACCAATCGTGATATCAAGCATCTGCTTGGTATCGATGTATATTCTCGTTTTGCTTGCCAACTTCGTTGCTGCCATATCTCTCTTGATTGATATTCTAATTTGCCTTTCTGGGGTGTCCTCGACTTTAAGGTCGAGGACGATTAACTATTAACAACTAACTATCGTAAAAATGCTGAAACCGGGCGAACGAGATTCCTGTCTCCAACCTTATCGCCCCAGTTGTTGAGGTAGCCGTCGCCGAAGAGCAGATTCCACGCGCTCGCAGAACTGCGCTCGGTTGAGGACCAGTACCAACTGCTATCGAGGAGCTGCGCACCCTTGATGAGTGACAGAGCATAGTTGATCTTGAGCTTGTTGGCGTACATCATCAGCAATTCTCCGACAGATGGCAGCCACCAATATCCTGCCGTCAAACCTTTGCCCTTGCTGTTCGCGCGACTGTATGCCCTGCAGTATCCTGGAGCGTATGATGCCGTATTGGTGACGTGCACGGAGGATGATGCCTTGATGGCTGCATCCGTATGCTGACGGCCATTGAAGTCGAGCATGGCTGCGAGACGGTTATTTCCGCTAACCTCTGCTGCATAATTATCATCATTTCCGTAGTTCGGAGAATCCGCCTGTACGGCAGCACTCGACCATGGCAGCGCATCTGCCTGGGTTGGAGCCACAACCAGATGGCGGCCACCCTCGAAGATCACGACTCCGTCTGCAATTTCTCCCGATTTTTCGAGAGATGGCCATTGGTGTGGTTTCACCATCAGCGGATAGTTATCGCTAGCGCGATGGTACATAATGAAGATACCATCCTCGATGGCATTGAGATCCAGTCCGCTGGTAATCACCTGGCGAAGCGTATCGAGGGTGATGCGGGTTATGTTTCCGTTGCTGTCAACAATCGGAAATGTCTGATTGCTGTTAACTGTTGTCACGGTGTTTACCGTCTTTAATGTCTTTACTTCCATAATTCAATAAAATTAAAGTTTGTTACCAATTTAAATCCGTCTCTCCAGTCCAAAATACACCTCTTCCAATATCAGATGTGCCCGGTACTGGATTTAGCCATGCTGGGTTTACATACATACAATTTACTGAGGCACCGCCCACTAATGGGTGCCAACCGCCAACATCACAAAAATGTACTGTCTGGTTGTTGTTTCCGTTAATAACTCGCCATTCCTTACCATTTCCCATGCCAGAAAAAGCATAATAGTAATCACTTGATGTGTTAAAAACCACAACGTCGATTGGCAAACCCGACAAATCATCAGTATTTGATGGGCTGTAAAGCGGTACGTAGTAGAAAGTCTTATTATCTGAGGTCTTGCCTGTTTTGAGGCTTACATACGTTCCTGTCTGATCCGCTCCTTTTGAATACACATACATATATGCACCTTTAACGACGGCCATAATCTTTTCCCTGTGCCCAAACATTCCACGGCAAAGTACGTCACTTGTGTAAAATCGGTTGCTTCGCTTTTTTTCGCTGTTGTAGCCCTGGCTGTACATATCGCCATCAAACCACATTCGCCCATCGCTACCAAAGGTAATATTACCCACGACTTTGCCGTTATTATCCACGCAATTTAGACTTTTGAAACTTCCGCTTACGGCTTTCATCGTTCCGCTAAATTCACTATTACCTGTAACTTTTATGTTGTTGAATGTTCCGCTGTTGCAAATTACGTCACCGTTTTTTGCCTGAAAGATAATGTTGCCATTGGCATCTTTCATGTCGATGGTCTCAACACCCAGATTTTTGACTAAGGCGTACTGCGCTAGTAATATCTTTGCCGCCACCATGTTGAACTGCACACTGAGTTTCCAGTTTCCATTGCCTCCATTCGATTCGTAGTCGGCAAGCGGTGTTACAGAGGAATTCTTCGTGTGCTTCTTGTTGCACTCGTAGTATTTACCTTCATATTCGATGGTATCGAAGAAAGTAACCTCATTATTTGCCAGGGGATAGAAGGTGAATCCATCCGGGAGCGATTTCCAGTCCTGGGGACCTCTCATATACTTTCCTTTTTCGCCCGGGTTGCCCTTGTCGCCTTTTTCTCCCTTGTCGCCTTTTTCTCCTTTATCACCCTTGTTACCCTTGTCTCCTTTATCACCCTTGTTTCCCGCCGTGCATATCGGTGACGTGGAACTGCTGGTACCATCGGTGTATGTGATGACGGATTTCGTCCATATGTAATATCCGTTCTTCCATGTAGGAGCCTTATCCTTCACCCATGAGCCTCCGGCGAGCGAGGTTGCCGATGAGGACAGGTAATACCATTCCTCAATCTTGGCGATGCCCTTTCCGGATGGAAGGCAGACTGGTTCACTCAGCTTCTCGTTTCCATTCGTATAGTAGATATGGGTGCGAGTCCAGATATAGTGACCGTTCTGCCAGGCAGGAGCATTGGTCTGCCAGCCGGATGTAGGGGCAGTAGAACTGCTCGTGGAGTCTGCATATTCCACATCGGTGTTGGAAATGCCAACACCGATGCGGTTGAATCTAATTATCACGGTTTTTGATGCCATTACTTTTCTGAATCTATAGTGAGTCCAATATCGCTGTATCCGCCGTTGATGCAATCCTGTCTTGTCACGGTGAAGGAACTGAGCGCCTTGGTATTATTTCTGCTTGCTTCCGTGTTGAGAACCACCCCCGACTGCGACTTCAGGGTAAAGAAGAACTTGGAGGCTACTACGTTATTCGCACCTCTGGTCACGAGCTTGGGAGTATAGGTTACGGATCCGTTGCCCGAAGTATCCTCATCGATGCTTCCGTCCGAAGGAGATGGATGAGGTTCTATCTCGTAAGGATCACTTGTATCGATGACGGTCTGGAAATCGAATCCCAGCATGCTGTCCTTGCCCATGCTGCTGTTGTTATATACCTCTACCATGAATTCTCTCGTACAGTTCACATCGGTAGCCTTCACGGTTATGGTAGCACTGCCAGCCCCTGAAATCTGCTCCCAGCCGCTCGCCGTGTTGGCGGCTCTGTACCACTTGTAGTACAATCCGCTGGAAAGCGTCTCGTTGCCCTGCGTGGTCTTCGCCTTCAGCACACAGCTGTCTGTCGGACTCTGAAGCGTAAACATCTTGCTGTCTCCAGCCATGATGGTGACTCTGTAGGCAGTTCCGGTATAAGGACCTACGGATATCGTGTACGTCTCCTGGATATCATCCGTCAGATCCGACTGCTGTCCCCTTGCGGTTATCTTGCCTACCATCTTGATGACGATGGATGCGAAGCGGGAAGCTTCAGCAAGATTCTTCACGATTCTGAGACCGAAGTATGGCTGGTTCGTACTAGGACGGATGATTTCAAACATTCCGGCAAACAGCCCGTCAGAAACTCCGCTGGAAGCGAAGGTGATTTCCGAATCGTTGAAGTAATATCTCATGCTTACCGGAGTAACCGCACCTTCGACCGCTCTCGAAGATGTACAGATGAAGTACAGTTCCGGCTTGGTCTTGGAGAAATCCGGGTATGTCACCACCTGGTCTCCTACCTGCTGGTATTCCTGATACAGGTCTCCGCTTGGCGACTGGATCAGCGGGGTGTAGGTACCAAGCTTGCTGAGAAACTTGATATGGACGGTTTTACTTGCACTACTCATACCTTATTCCTCCTTGTTTTCAGGTTGAACACTTGCCTCCTCGCCGGAAACCTGCTCGCCAGGCTCCTCCTTGCCCTCTGTATTACCGGAAGAAGACTCCTCCTTACCTTTGGTTTCATCCGTGGCTGGCTTCTCTTCTATGACGAATCTCTCGTCTGTAGCTACAGGCAGAAGATGAGTACACTCACCATCCTGCTCCTGCTTCGCAGCATCCCCGTCTAGGGCTACAGCACCTATCTGGGCAAGAATCTGATTGAAGTTGATGAGACTGCCGAATACCATGATATCCTGCATCCAGAGCAGGAAATTGCCGTCCTTGAACTGTGTACGGTCATTCTCAAGGTGCAGGAACTCTGCTACCTTGCGGTTCGCTTTTACATATTTTTCCATAGTTATACTGATAATTGAAAATTTTCTGAAAATTAATGAAACACGATAGCCTTTCCGTCGCCATCTGTTATCACCTTTCCGTCTCCGTCTGTCAGCAGAGCCAGCGGATTGAGGATTACCGGGTCTATCTGCAGGATACCTCCAAGCTTGGCATCCATCAGGTCTGTGGGGATGGTAGGGTTGAGCCCGTGCCCCTGCTGGACGAAGTCTATCGCCTTCGTATGACTGTTGGTGCCGAAATACCATATCGGGAGGATATCCTTGGTAGGATTAGGAATCTCGCCCACATTATCATATATGTAGGCTCTCGGATTGAAGTTCCTGGTTCCCGGCTGCAGAGTATCTATCGTGTCCAGGATCTCGACATCTACAGGTGGAACTCTTCTCGCTATGGTGATCACCTTGGAAGGAGAGGCATCTGTGAGCTGCACGGCAGATGGATTGCCGGCAGCGCTGTACATCGCCCTGCATCTTATCGTTATCTGCTCGCCCATCAGGGAGCGGTCCAGGGTGGCAGTGGTCCCGTCTGAGGATATCTTCAGCTCCAGGTCGTCTGCCGTCACCGCCGTGAAGTATCCGCTGCTGCGGGCTATCTCCCACACGAAGGCCCGCTTGCCGGCGCTGCATTCTTCTGTTCCGAGACGGAGAGATGCCGTGATGGTCTGCTTGTCTTCATCACGGGTCGGGTTATAGTAACTGCTTCCGCCAGAAAGCTGGAGTACCGGAATGTAATGCGTCGCATTACGACACGTAATAGAGACATCTTCTACAATATTATATATCTGTCCGGTTCTGGGGTCCATATACATTGCCTTGAACCTGAGGAGAATGGGCTTCTGCGGTGCGGCATTGACATACCAGAGCAGCTTGCCGTTCTCGTCTCCACTCGTAGTGATCACATATTTTCCTGCTGTGTTCACCAGAGCTGTCTTCTCTTCCACTCCGTCTATAACCCTGCGCCAGCTCACGTCGGTAAGCTGAGCATTGACGCTGCCGTTCGTCAGTATCAGGTCTCTGTCGATGATGCCGACTATCGGCTTGATGCAGACCGGCACGAGCCGATAGTCTGGCGAAAACTCTCCCGAGTCGGCATCATAGGTCTGCTCGTTCGGAACGCCACCTCCCAGCGTCACCGATTTATTGACCTGCAGCGGCTGGTACTTGAAATCAAATCTTATCTGTTTCATGATGATATTTTTTATGGTTTCATATAATCTAAGGATACGGATTGCCTGTCAGCTTCATAGCCCATGCCGTCCCTTAGGATGACGGTGGCGGTGAAACTGATCTTCTTCGGTACGCCATCACTGTCCAGCGAGAGGTCGTCCTGTGTCAGGACGATAGACTTGCCTGCACCTCCCCGCTTCTCAGCCCAGATGGTGTCCGAAGTCACGCGCTGCACTCCCTGCGAGTTCTCTGTATATCGGGTCCAGGCAACGTCCGTGTCGAGGATGTCATCCGTAATATCCTGCCCGTACAGGGTTGCCACGATGGTGAGCGGAGCGATGAAGTTGTCGAAGTCGTAGATGGCTTCCGCTTCCTGAAAATCCACGGAGAAGGCGGGATTGCCTTCTATCATTGCCCAGTCGGTGCTGTTCCATCTCGGTTCCGCATGGGTTCCCATCTGCTGGCATCGCCATTTACAGCCCGTAAACCATACATCAGATGTTTCATATTTCCCGGTTTCCTCGTTGAGAGCCATACAGTAGTACTTCGCTTCAGCGTTCCATGGTCCTCTATCCACGTATGTAACGATAGGCTTCCCTTGGTAGTCCACCTGGATAAAATCCTGCGCCACGATGCCGGCTGCATACATGTAATCTCGTCCTTTCACCAATGGCAGTTTCAAGTCCTTCAGGAAGGAAGGCATGTCTCCGAACACCATGCCGTAGTTCCAGTTCTCCAGGATAGGCTTGGTTACTCCCGTAAGCTTCACGATTCTTCCTTCAGAACTCGACAGATAGAAACATTGCTGAAGACTCTCATCCGTCTGGTTTCCCCATCGGGCGATATTCATCAAGGCACAAGGAGGGAAGTTCTTGCCGGCAGGCACATCATCGTCTGGAAAGAGAGAAACCTCTATATAGTTGCCTGGCGCATTCACGCTGTTCACCCGCATCCACGATGTGTAATAGAGAGCTTCCGTGCCTTCCACTGCTGCAGTGGCGAGGTTGTTAACGATACCCTTGAGTACATTGTTTACGTGCTGGGCTGTGAAATAGCCTTTGTATTTAGAACGAAGCTGCAAACCATAGCAGTTATTTCCTAAGTCAGTTACTTTTTCGATGGTGTCGCTCTCGGTAAGCAGCTGGTCACCTTCTATAGCAGTAAGACGGTTTACAATCAACTCCATTACCTTCATGTAGGAACGCACAGTAATGGATTCCACCTCAGCATTGCCGTTAGCATCTATCTGTGCGCCCTTACCGGTAAGAATAGAAGAAATAAAATCTCCAAATGTAACCCCATCAGCAAACTCAGAAGCACCGGATACTGAAATTCCTCTCAAGAACTTCTGTAAAAGATCAAAAGTGAGTGTGCCCTTAACGGCGTCATCAATATCCTTGCGGATATATCGTTTCAGAACCACTGCATTTTCATCCAATTCACCAGCCGTGGCAGCATACTTAATGTTTTTAACCCATTCGCCACGAATGTTATCAACATTTAGCCACCCGTCAATCGTAACGTCATGATTAAAGATTGAGTCACCTCTTACGGCCATATCGCCTCCAGCAACAAGATCTCTACCAACAGCTACATTACCATCAAAGGAATGATTCTCTATATTGTCTATAGTCTGTTTGGAATACGTCATAACAAGAATCTCGCAGATAAGTCAGAAAATAGCCTTGCTGCATCAACGTCACCAATACTTAGTTCCGTTAATGCAGCAATATAATACACAATCGAAGAATAGCATTTCTTACATATATAAATACCATTATTCTTGATTACCGGAATAGGAAGATACACGGCCTGTTCAACCGTAGCATCTTTTGATGTGCAGGAATAGAATTCAAGAGTCAGGCCTACAGATCGCAATACAATGGCACATACAGGTTTCTCTGTGTTTCCACGTATTCCGGTAAACGGACACGACTGCAAATTATAAGCCTCGTCGGTGATTCCTATGGGGGTATAAACACTTTTCTCCCAGTCACTCATACGGAATACGAGCAGGCGCATAAAATCTTCCGGTAAGATCATCCAGCCACTCAAATCGTTTTCCCAATATACCGTATTTCTGTTAAGAACTTCGTTACCCGTATTCCCTTCTTTCCAATAACCGATACCTTCGATATTAAAACCACTTTCGAGTAAACGTGTTGGAGCATCCAATTCCACCTTCTTAACGGCATCTACAATTTTGCTCTTGATGATTTCATCAAGAGTTAACGTGTCAGAATCGCCTTCTAATATCAACGGTGCACTACTCGCATTCTCGTCGATAACGATTCTTACATCACGAACGATATTATCTACCTGATAGATCATGGATATACTCTTATTTATGGTTTAATTTTTCTCGAACAGAACACCGTTAGCCTTGCCTACTTCCAGGATTGTAGCCCAGTTTGTCAGTTTTCTGGCAGAACAGTTGAAGTTGTCAACAAGGTAGCTCTTGGCATCCTCGTTGCAGGTCACCGGTACTACTGTGTATTCACCCTCATCAGAAGCCATATCTACACCGCTAGTGGTCTCTCCTTCTACATCGTAAACAGAACCATTAACGGCATTCTCTTCTGCTTCCTCGTTCTCCTCAACCTCTTCTGTCTCGTTCTCCAGCTCAGCCTCAGCCGCATCAGTAGCATCCTCATTAGCCACCGTTCCAGGCGATTCTATCGCCTGTCCCTGAGCATTACCTGCCTGCGCATCAGCCTCAGCTTTCGCCTTAGCCTTGGCAGCCTCCTCAGCCTTTTTCTTGGCAATCTCCTCGGCCTTTTTCTTGGCAATCTCTTCAGCCTTGCGCTTCTGTGCTGCAATCTCCATTGGCGACAATCCAAGGTCTTTCACGTTAAGCAGCTTAATCTTGCCGCTGGCAAAATAATAAGAGCGCTCAATGACAGTCTGCACGATAGGATCAGTCGTCATAAACGTAGCAGGATGAATACCGTACTTGTTCTCAAATCCACCCTTGAACTCCACATGAACAGTAGCCTTGCCGACTGGCAGGTTAAGCTGCCACTCCATCACGCCAATAGCACCATATTTCTTTAATTTCATAACTGTGTATTTAAAAGTAAAATGAAGGGGCGTATCATCGGTGATACCAAAGATACACCCCAAAAATCAAAAATTATGAATCAACTACTCTTCCTGCGCAAACAGATCACCGTTGAACTCATCCCAAGATGTTGTAGCCTTGGTGTACTTCCACATTTGGCCACTCATAGCATTCTTTGAAATGCCTGGGCAGTCGCAAAGCAGGTAATATACCTGGCCGTCGATAAGGTCGTCACCAGTTGGAGCAGCCTTGCTGTCCCACATAGTGAAGCCGGTAGCACCAAGTGTGGCAGGTGTACCCTCACCGTCAATCCAGATATGGCAGGTTCCCTTCAAGCCGAGGCCGTCCCATACGAGAACACCGCTGCGCTTTGCCTCCTCACCCTCAACATCATCGTCAAAGCTGTGTTCGTTGCGATAAACATAGTGAACAAGGCGGTCTTCACCAATCAGAGCACCACTGTTGCTCCACTTCAAGTAGTCAAGTGTTGGCTCACGCTTGATGTCAATATCACCAAATACAGTGTGAATGCGTGTTACCTCCCATCCAAGAGAATTGGTTGTTACGGTGATGGTCACCTCCGGATGCTTGGAGAAATCAATACACTGAATGTTCTCAAGCAGATTCTTACCTGCAAGAAGCAAGGCTGTCTTAGGAACATCCTCACCAGTATAGAACATCTTGGCAAGTGCAATGAACTGCTCGTAAGTCCACTTGCCGGTCTTCTGCAGCAGACGCTTGAACTGCCAGCGGACACCCTCTGTATAATAGATGGTCTGAGGACCAATCTTTGTCTTTGTCGTCACCTTACCTTTTCGACTTGACCACAAGGTACGGTTACCCTTCACCTTGAAGTTGGTGATAGCCTGCTCAGCAATGAGCGCCTTTGAGAATGGAATCTGCTTCTTCTGTGCATCGAAGTAGTCAGATACAATCTGGTTCATGCCACGCTTCTGCAAATACAAGAGGATAGGCTTTGGCACGATGGTATCAGGATCAACCTCCTTCTGCGTCTCATAGAGAGCATTCGAGAGGATAATGCAGGTTGTACCAGCAGGAATCTCCGGCACGGTACAGTACTCATCCGTTCTGTTGGTCTTCGGACCATTAACGGCAATAATCACAGGATTATTGGTAACCGGATCTGTACCTGTGACAGCAATCATCAAGTCCTTGCCTGGAGTCCTGGTCTGGCCGTCCTCTGTATATCCATCTACGCCCTTCACAAGCAGGGTTCCATACTCAGCAGGGATACTCTGATCCTCAACTTCAAGCGGAAGAACTGCGGAACGGGCTGTTGTTGCTTCCAGCTTGACCGATGTCACCACCTCACTTCGCGGCTCGTCAATCATGTAATGTTGTACCTCAGGAGAATCTACGTTCACCGTCTTGGCTCTCAGCATCAGCTGCATCAACGGGGTATCATCCTTATGGAACTCGAAGAGATCCTTGTCCACAGCAGTGGCAATGAAATTGCCTGCGTCAATACCACCGGTAGCTCTTGCGCTCTCGCTCACGGTAGTACTTCTGCCAGGCATCTGTGTCTGGGCACCAGCAGTACCAGTGGTAGGTGTCTGCGTGCCAGATACTGTTTGAACATTTTCACCTGCAATAGGTGTGTTTACTGTTTCTGCCATTTTCTTGAATATTAAAATGTGAATATTAAAATGTGAATATTAAATTACTTACTTTTTCGCTTGTCAATGTCAGCCACGGCAAAGCCTTCCATTGCCATCCGGCTAACGGTGGTCGGGGAACCATGTATCCAGCACCCCCTGCGTGGCTTCACGCAATCTTTTCTTTCAACCAGTTCCATAGGCTAGGTAGCTTCCTTGGCAATGTCAAAGATACTCTCAGGCTTCTTCTTGGCAGGCTTGCTGTTCTTGCCACCGAGCTGAGGAAGCCCGTCACCACGTCTGCCCTGGCGGAGCTGCTCCTGGATCTTGGCGTTTCTGCCACGAACTTCACCTTCACGTGAGGCATCGTCCACATCATCGTCGTGATTGATGGCTTTCAGTGCCATCATGATACTCTCTGCGCTGAACTTGCCGAGGATACCATCCTTCATAATGTTAATCAGAAACTCCATGGCTGCATCAATCTCATCATCGGTCAAGCCTTCCTCCTGCTGCAATTTCTCAACAGTCGAGCGGGTCTCCTCGATGTTCTTGTCATACTGCTCCTGGTATTTCTTTTCCTTGGCAACACGCTCGGCATAAGCCTTGCTTGCAGCCGCTACCTCCTCACGCTTGTCCGGGTCTTTCATGTCCTCCACGAAGTCCTCGCCATACATATCAACCAAAGCAATCGCAGGGTCCTTGCCGTTACGCCAGTCTGTGAGGAATTTCGCAGAGCGAGGGTCACTCGTAAAGAGGTTGCTCATGGCTTCCTCTCGCCCCTGGTATTCGCCCAGACGCTTGTCGTAATCGTCGTAATCATCATTAATCTGACCGAAAAGAGCCTCGTCATCGTCGAACTGCTTGTCAGGGTATTTCCCCTTCATGCGGTCCGAGAACAAATCACGCTTGCTTTTAACTTCTTTATTATCAGCCATAAATTTAATTATTATTTATAAGTGAAAAAACTTTGCGCAAATATAGGCACATTCTCGCACAAAGCAAGTTTATCTTTTTACACACATTATTGCTAACTTTGAAGTGCCTTTAATAAGGTGTGTCAATGCAATTTTAACCCCTTCAAACTACGAGCAGATGAAACATATTGGTGCAAACATGGAGTTCTCCGAGGAAAGACTGGAGAACCTGATGAGAGTGTATGACGACTATATCACGAGTTGCGAATACATAAAGATGCCTGAGGTGTACAAGCATATAGCCAACGCACCGGCAGACAGGTTCTATGTATCCGATGTTCGTGCATCTGTTGTCGTGTCCGATATGTTGCAGGGAAAACCGCTGCCAAGTATGCGTCCACTGAAACGGGAGATGTTCGAGGAAATAAGCAGGCGTGTCGTGAAGCTCAGAGAGCAGCATCCCACGTGGACGCTGCGGAAGCTATGCACCGTCGTGGTAGAACAGCCTGCACCAAAGTTCTACATCACGCCAGGTAGCGCAAAGATTATGGTATGCAAGGCTCGGAGACAATGGATAAGAAAGAAAATGCAGAGACTGGCACACTTCCCCATGCTACAACTACGATGAACTGCGAAATTAATACAAGGAAGGAAGTATGGACGCAATTAAGGCAGAAGAAATAGTAAAGGGACTGCTCAAGGAAAACGACCGGAGAAATGCCATCATCTATGCCAAGTTCGACCCGGTCACCGGAGAAGGTTCTATCGGAAGACGTGTCAAGGTACACATCTCCGACCATCCCCAGCCCGACCAATGGTTGCCTGTAAGGATGATGCGAATACCGCTGGTCAAGCAGATAGTAGAAGCAGGGTCTATAGAAAGGTTCCTCCTCGACTATATGGAGGTGGAGGAAGTCATGGAGGAGGATTTTCAGAAAGTGTTGGAGCAATTTACCAGGATGCGAATGCGGTACGACTTCGCCTTCTGGGCAGCCTGCTTTGTGTATATCAAGCGAAAAGGCGGTGGAACTGACTGCCTTTTCAGGCTCACAAGACCGCAACGCAGGTTCGTCAAGAAACTCGAAAAATACAGAAGCCGTAGAAAACCTATCCGTATCATCCTGCTGAAGGCACGCCAGTGGGGAGGCTCGACTACATCGCAGCTGTACATGGCATGGTTGCAGCTTGTACACCGTGTCGGTCTCAACTCACTCATCATCGCACACCAGGGTACGGGTTCCGATGAGATCAAGGATATGTTCGACCGCATGATAGCCGAATATCCTATTGAGTTCCTGTACAAGCTGGGTGAGGAATACAACGAGAACGAACCTAAGCTCGTGGGTGTCGGAAAGTCCGGTGCCATCCACCGTGTGCCTCAGCGCAACTGCAAGATAAAGATAGGTACTGCAGAGCGTCCGGATTCATGCCGTGGCGGTGACTACAACCTTGTCCACCTGTCCGAGGTGGGTATATGGAAGGCGACGGACGGAAAGAAGCCGGAAGACATCGTGCGCTCTGCAACGTCAGGTATCCTGCTGAAGCCATACACAATGATTGTGTACGAGTCAACGGCAAACGGAACCGGAAACTTCTTCCATCGCGAGTACGAGGCTGCAAAGAAAAAGCAGTCACAGTTTGAAAATATGTTCGTGTCATGGTTCGACATCGAGCAATACTCACTTGCCTTCGATAGCGAGAAGAAGAAAAAGAAGTTTGCTGAATGGCTTTGGAAGAATCGCAATAACGACAATATCCCGTCCGACCGTGAGGAGCCAGGCAAATATCTGTGGTGGCTCTGGAACAAGGGCGCAACGCTCGAAGCCATCAACTGGTATGTGGAGGAACGAAAGAAGTACAACGACCATGGACAGATGGCAGCCGAGTTCCCATCCGACGATGTGGAGGCGTTTGTCCACTCCGGACAGCGTGTCTTTGACAAATACAAGGTCGAGGTTCTCGAGAAGTCAGTCCGCCCACCTCGCTATGTGGGTGATGTGTACGGCAAGGGTGATGAGGGCAAGGAAGCCCTGATGGATTTGAAGTTCACGCAGGATGCGCAAGGCCAGCTGTGGGTTTGGAGTCTCCCCGAAATATGGGAAGACGAAAAGGTCACAAATAGGTATCTTACGGTTGTCGATGTAGGCGGACGTTCCAACAAGGCAGACTGGTCCGTCATTGTCGTGTTCGATAGATACTGGATGATGGAAGGCGACAAACCTTGCGTCGTTGCCCAGTGGTACGGCCATATAGATATTGATCTCCTGGCATGGAAAGCTGCACAGATAGCCAAGTTCTACGACAACTCCCTGCTCGTCATTGAGTCAAACACGCTCGAGACACACGACAAGGAGCGAGACACCGAGGGAGACCAGTCCGGATTTATCCTCAACCAGATAAGAAGTGTGTACAAGCACCTCTACGCACGCAAGCAGAGTGCAGAGGATATTAAGAAGAAGGCTCCTAAGAAATACGGATTCCATACAAACGTATCTACAAAGCCGATGATTATAACAACCCTGGTAAGGGTTATCCGTGAGAACATGTACATCGAGAGAGACCAGCGTTGTCTCGACGAGTACATCAACTACGAGAAGAAGCCTAATGGTGCGTATGGTGCCATCGTAGGTGCGCACGACGACTTGCTCATGACAAGAGCCATCGGTCTTCACATCTGCTTCTTCGAGATGCCGGTACCGAAAATAGTGATGAGGGTAAGCGAGTTTGCCCCAGCAAAGAAGAAAGTGGTATCAGCTGCCACCATATAAATAAAAGAGGATGTGTCATAAGTCTATGGCGCACCCTCTTTTCCGTTCAAGCCACATTCCGGCCACCGTTCCAGGCGATTCCATCGCCTGTCCCCATTACGCTGCCTGCTGCTGAGGCTGCATATATCTCTGCAACAACTGTGCTGCACGTGGGTCTGCATGTACCTGCTGCTGAACCTTCTGTATAAGCTCCGGAGAAACACCCTGCATCTGCTCGCCACGCTCCATGGCCTCCTTGTTGCTTCTGATGCTCTGCAAGAGATCGTCTGCAAATGGGAAATCGCCATTTTCCAAAAGCTGCTCCACGCTGATAGCCTGAGCCTGCCAGAGCTGCATGAGAATATCATTGCTCAGCTGGCGATATACAGGAGTTGTCGTGCTCTCGGTAACGTTAAGGTCAAACTCAACGTCTCTAATCTTCTGAGGGTCACGCTTGATTTCAGCTGCGTTCTTACCGGCAATGTTTGCCATGGTAATATCATCATAGAACTGCTGGATGTTCTTAACGTCCTTGATGGCTCCGTTACGGATGAACTCGCTGAACACCTCGAGAATATCAAGAAGTGAAGTCGTGGCATTCTGCGTCTGCTGGCTGTAGAGTGCTGCACTAGTGCCGCTATAACCAGGCTTACCCTGCAAGGCTCCATTCACGCCCGAAATATCCTCGAAGAACTTCAGCTGCATACTGAGCAAATCTCCGATTCCGATGTTTACCGAGCTTGCTGCAACCTGCTGCGGAATCTGCCCGCTCTCGCTAGGCTCATACACAATCACTCCGTTAACCTCTGTCCAGCGTTCAGCAATATCTTCAATGGATACGCCTTCCGGCAAGCAGTCCTTCGGAACGAGAAGCACACCCTTGGCGGTTGCTCTGATTACCCAGTCGTAAAGGGTGATGAGGCGGTTCACATAGCGCTGCTGGTCTATCACGTCAGCCACGAAACTGTGTATCTCTCCGTCAATGAAAGGATATGCCATGAACACATAAGGATGACTCTTGTGCTCGTATGGAGTCTCGCCCTCCTCCAGGATGTCACCAAACGGACTGATATAATAGTAATACCAGTAGTTGTCGGTGAACCACTCTTTCTGAATCAAAGGAATCTCCTCTTCAGGAATACCGTCCTCCAAACCCTGCTGCAATCGCCTTTCGTTCTCGTCAAAGACAAGTTCCTTGTAATCCTCCAGGTCTATCTTGAACCGGCTTCCGTTCTGCGGATCATAACATCTGTAACGGTCTCTCTGCTCCTTCTTCCATACCTCTATCACCCGGCATCGGCTAGGGTCAGTCGTTACGAAGAAGTTCCAGTTCTTCTGTGCAGGATAGCCGAACTGGTCTGCATACATCGAAACGCATGCCTTATCTGCGGCATGACGGTAAATCTCCTTCAATCGCTTGTAATCATCTGGCGACTTGGCAAACTGGCCGCAAAGGTCACCAAACGAAATGTCATGTATCTCTCCAAGCATCGTGCAGTCCCATCCTCGTGGGTCTCTCATGTTGGAGTCTATGAAGAAGTTGTTCGGCTGAACGTAGTCTGTCCAGCAGTCAAAGCGGTCATTCTTCCAGCATGCGTACTTGCGGTGAACGCAAAAGCCGGAGATAAGGAACTCCTCCATCGTGCGTGCCAGCAATCCATTCATGCGGTTAAGCTGCATGTTGTACTGCAGAATGGTGCTCATGGTCTCGCCAAGCTTCTGCTCGTCGCGATCTCTTGCCATACATGTTGGCTCCTTCGACTGGGAACGGTACACACCTATCACGTTGCGCACCAATCTTCTGATAAGATTGTTCTTCAGCGGAATATTTCCCTGGCTCTTGATATACTCCTCCTCCGTCATGCGTTTATTGTCAACCTCAATGATGTCGTCCCACTGCTTGCCATAGCAATATCTCTTGTTTCGCTGGCGGTCCCTGCGGTAATCATCCATATTGCTGTAGTACAGGCTGGCTTCCATGAGAATGTCAAAACCTCGTCTGCGGTCGTCGGAATTCTTTGCTCTTCTCACACTATCTATAACGCTTTCGTCCGGTGCCGTGGTCTTCGGCATGATATTACTCAAACGGTATAGCTTAGCTCTTTTCTTTGTTGCTACTGCCATAATAATAATGTATTAATGTGTATGGCGGCAAATATATGAATAAATGCCGCCATACTAAGTTTAACTATTTACGGCCGTTCGCCTTTAGCTCCAGAGAATCCACAGTCTCATAAATCAACTGCTTCATTTCATCGTCTATCTTATCAGCTTCCATACGGTCATTGTCGCTCTCTGCATCAGCCTTTTCCTTGCGCAATTCACGCCAATGCTTCACGGCATCGTCCATCACCATAAACTCCTTGTCGGCAATAGAGTCTATGCGCTTGGCCTGCTCCCCAAGACTCAGGCTCCTATCCTTAGCGATAGCCTTAATCTCGGCATCCTTCGCCTCGTACTCCTGCCGATACATCCAGAACTTGTCGCTCTTAACCCTCATTCTCGACTGGTCGGTGCCGGCATCCACATACACCTTGCTCGCGAAAGGAAAATCTCGTGCCTCCAAGTCCTCAGAGTCAGGATCATTCATGATGGCAAGACCGGCATTGTAAAGCTGATGCCCAAGCTGAGCCAAGCCGCCACCCTGCTGCTCCAGCACATACCACACCACACTAGGGTTCAGCACGGCACCCAGGAAACGATTGTTCATCATGCCGGCACGATTGTTTCCGCTGCCGCCAGTCTCCTCGTCAAGCCACTTGAAGCCATTCACGAAGAAGTCAGGCGTGCGCTTATCTACCCTGCGCCATTCCGGGGCAAACTTATTCCATTCCGTGCGGTTGCCAATCGGTCTTCCCAGAAAGTCCTCCTGCCAGAGATAAGCATCCGTCAAGTCACTCACGCCCGAAGGGGTCACACCCTTCAGCAAAGTCTTCCATACCGTGTTGTCAGCACTCATGTCATAGTTAGGCTCACCCTCTATGAAGTTCATCGGAGAAAAATTGTTCAGCTGCGACAGGGTAAGCTGCAAAGCCTTGTCGTCGCCTATCCTGCCAGTCATGCGGTCGTAAGCTATCTGACCCATCGCATACAGAGGAACCATCTCCTGAGGCAGTCGCCAGTGCAGGAACTTCCTGTTGCCGATACCCACGTTAAAGTAGTTGTGTCGATTATAGTCCGACAAGCCGTAGTAAGCATTGTCATCATCATCACCGCCACCACCATTCGTAGCCGCACATATCAGCGCAGTCAGGAAACCCAGGGCTACACCGCCCGATAGCAAAGCCAGCGTCCTGCCCTTGTTCGCACCATACCAGGTACACATCATTCTAAGACTCTGCAAGGCAGGGTTCGCATACAGGATATACTTCCTCAACGTAGCGTTGCCCCAAGCACCACTGCCCTTCATGTTGAAGTTCACAGAACATTCCTTCGCGTCAAACACACTGTCCTTGATGCTCTTGCCTGCTTGCCTGCTGGTCATATACACAGAGAAGCGAGTCAAGTTCTCGATGCAACGGTTCATGTACTCCACGCTGTCAGTCAAAGCATTCCAGTACTCATCCACCTTACCAGCGGCAGGATGCAGCGCACGGCTCACATTCTTCTCATACTTGCTCTCATACTCCTCTTTCCGCGTTATGCTGCTCACGCCAGTCATGCCGCCATTGTCCAGAAACTCCTTGAACCATCGGTCCTTCTCGTTGCGCATAGGGTTCAGCGTACCATTCCTGTCCTTCCAGAACAGCTTGAATATATCACCCGAGTTAATCACAAGGTTTTTCGATACCGACAGAGCATAACCAGGGCCATACTTCGCAAAGCTGCCACCCACGGCAGTCAGCGTATCACGCTGAAAGTTGCTCAGCAAGAACAGTGGAGACAGAGAAGTCTGCACCTTAGCCTTATACCTCATGTACTTCCGCAGATAGTTCTCAGCAACACCCTTCGAGTAATCAGGACTCAGCAATCCATTGATAGCCTGCGTAGCCCTAGGGTTACCATTGATGTAAACCATATACTCCTTGCCATTCCGCAGAACCCTCACGCAGTGCTGCTTCTCCTTCCAACTCTCCAGGTTGTAACGGAAATCCTTGGCAAAACTACCCGAGCGAACCAGAGCTTCGCCATTGGAAGCCTTCTCCTGCATCTCGTCCTCCCAGTCAGCTATCACAGTCGCCACCTCGTCAGCACTCATATCCTCACGCAGGCGGCTCTCAGGAGTCACAAGCGTATAAGTACCATCAGAAGCATTATGCTCATACCAAGCCTCGCTTACGGTAAACATGCCAGAGTCCTCATTGTTCAGAGCCAGGTTCATAAACGTCTGAGCCACCTTGTTCTTGTTACCCATCACGATGGCAGTGTTCGCCATGGCAGCCATTGTGCCAAGTATGTTTCCGGCACGGCTTGTTCGGCCATAAGCCTTCTTTATCACACTCTCTATCATGCTACCGTCACTACCGCGGCTCACGTAGTTGTAAACGTCACCCGCATAACCATCATGCCAGCCGCGAAGAGGTACATAGTAGTTGTACATCTTGTCAACCTCGTCATACTGACGCTTGCTTATCAAACCACACTCATAGCTCTTCCTCAGAGAATACCCATTCAAGGCGTTCACCATATTCCAGAGAGTCCTAATCGTATAGTCGCCAAAAGTCCTTTGTACTTCGGTCACATACTCCCTAGCCTCAGCTTCCAGCTCGTCGATGCTCTTACCCTCACCCTTTGGGTCAAAGAGGGCAGTCAAACCAGAATAGTCCCTGCGCACATCTTCAAGCTTCTCATCCCTGGCATCCTCCACGTCCTTCTCAGCTATGGCAGCGGCATCTTCCTTAGAGTAACCTTCGCTCAGAGCCTTAGCCTCCGATTTCGCACGGATGTGCTCCAGCTCACCCTCCAAGACCTTCTCTGCCATATAACTGTTGCGCTCCAAACCATGCTTCGCATTCAGGTAAGCCTCAATGTCATCAAGAGAATACTTGCCATCAGAACGCTTCACCATGTCAGCTATCCATTTGCCAAGAGGAGCAGACAATGTCCTGCTCATCACGTCAATCTCACGCTCATCAATGCTGCTCTTGGCGTTCAGAGCCTTCCAGGCATCTTCAAACCAGCGTACATCCTCGCCCCGCTTCTTTGCCAAGGCATCCTGTAAAGCCTTCACGCTGCGGCTATAGTCCAGGTAACTCTCTGCAAACTTATTCTTCCAGCGCAATCTACCCTCCTTAGTCCACACGCCACTAGCCAGGGCACCCAGCATAGTCTGGTCACGAGTATCCTTCACGCTCGCCTCATACATACCGCTCACCACCGCATCAGGCACATGGCTCACGGCCTTATCATCGCCATCACGGAAAAGTTCATCATCTTCCGAAAGATTTTCGTCATTCTTTACAGGATTATCGAAATTTTCCACTATCTTTGCAGCAGGATTAAGGACTTCCTTATCTATTTCCTGCAGAACCGGTTGTGACGCTGAGGAGAGATAAGCTGGCTTATCCGAAACTGATGTTTCGCTTGATGGTAAAGTCACCCCATCAGCCTCAGGGTTTGCGGAAGGAGTTGTTAAAGTTCCGCTTGGCGAAACATCTCTTCTCTTTTTCCACTTAGGCTTTTCACTTTGAAATGCAGTAACTACCCAATTCTTATGCTCTACTATATTACCTCGTCCGTCACGATTTACCTTTCGGATACTTACACGATAACCATCATGCTCAATATTAACCTTGTCAACGTTCTCTCGAACGATATTACCATTAGCAATAACCGAACTGACTATATCTCTAATCTCATCTACATTGTCAAAGTCATTTTGCTCAACAATGTGACGTCTGATAATATGTCCTAATCCGCCATTATAATCACCCCAAACCAGATCAATATCTCCTACATCCTCACGATTGAACACACCCAGCAAATCACCGCTCTGATGTTTCATCAAGAAATCAAATGCAGCTTTCACTTTACCACGGAACTGGTTATACACATTTCCAAACTTACTTCTGCCAATAGGACTTGGTTCTGCAACTAACATAGATTCATCGGTTGAAGGTTTGGCATAATTGCCAACCCCCAACTCCATTTGCTTGGTAATATCAGTAGCCTCACCCATGATGCTGCGATAACGCCCAGGCTCTGCCAGGTTCTCGTAGCTTCTCCACAGAATGTAGCGAAGCTCGTTGTCTGTAAGAGTCTCGCCCTGATAACCCTTTAAACCGATGGAATGAAGCATATTCAGGAACACACGCTTGATGGTCTGCCACCATCCACTCTCCATGGCACGCTCAAAGTTGGTGCGCTCCGCAAGCCCGGCAAGATATTCCTCTGTAGCAGTGCGGAAGTCCCAAGAGTGCTTCTTGGCAAGATTCACGATTTCCCTGCGGATACCTTCCTCGGCATAGTTGAACACGTTGTCCAGGAAATCATCGAAGTGTGTACCGAAGAGTTGACGCAAGCCATAATGGGCTACAGCCTCATGCAACACAGTCTGCTCAATATCTTCAATATCACGATGATTCTCAACCACGATGGTAATCTTGCCAGTATGTCTGTTATAGAAACCCTTCGCCTTCTTGCGCTTACCGGTCAGCGTTGAAGCATCAGTCACCACCTCTATATTATTAAGGTGTAACTTATCTGCAAGCTCATCCACATGTCGTGCCATGCGCTCACGCTCCATTGCTGCAAACTTCTCCTGCTGCTCAGGTGTGAAACGGCTCTCGCCCATCATCCTGCTCATAGGGTCATTCAGAAGAGAAATATCAGCATCGCTGATGATGCCATCACCCTCACGGTTAACGTCATTCACTACAGACAATCCCTTCTCTATAGCTTCTTTTATCTGCTCACTCTTCTTAACTCCCTTTGGCTCACCAATCTTAACACCACGCTTTTCAAGTTCAACTTTAACCTGCGGAGTAACAACATTCTCAGGAATCACAACATCATACCCCCTTACGTATGAAGCTATGCGGTCGGCAACTTCCGCATTTGACAATACACGTACAGGCTTGTCGTAACGGGAAAGGATAACCTTTCGTGGCTCATGGCCCTGGTCAACCAACTGCTTGGTTACCGGACCGGCATGCCAGTCTGTTTCACCTACAGGGTCTTTCGAGAACTTCGCACGATAGCCGCTGGATAATTCAGACACCGGAACCTCCACCTCAACGGTAACAATGTTCGGTCTGATCCATGCAGAAGAGAACTGGTCGTTCAATGGTGAGCGTGATGTATGCCAATAAGGATTGTAAGCCACATCGCGAGTAACCGTAGCCTTCTTGCCGGTAGCATCCTTGCTTCCCTTGTCAAGGTCAACGTAGCCAACCACATCACCATTCTTGTTCGTCTTGGTAAACTTGATGATGTCCTCACGCTCATCTGCAACCTCCCATGTGCCAAGTTCACGTGGCACGACAAGCTTACCCTTAACGGCTGCCATCATCGGTGGATACAACTTTCCGTCAATCACCTGCATGGCACGGTAAACCTTCACGGTCTCCTGGGAATCCAGCCATGCCGATTCGTCCTCTGTAGCGTCACGATACAGGTTACTATCTTCCTCCTCCTCATCACCAGGCGAAGAGAAAGCATCCTCATCGAGATCCTCAACTTCCTTGTCAAGCTTGGCATACTTGGCCTCCTTCTTTTTCATTTCCTCCTTCATCTTCTCGGAGTACTCTTCAAAGAGTTCCTGCGCTCTAACCAGCTTGTCTTCTTCGGCAAACGGCTTACCATCTCGCTTGTTCAACTCCTGGATGTCTGCCTCATCCTTGGCAATCTCAGCCTCTTGTCGGGAGATAGACTCCTCAAAGCGTTTTCCACTCACCACTTTATCTATAATGTCGTTGATGGCATTCTTCAAATAGCCCTGTCTTACCTGCTCGTCCTTGATACCCAGCTCATCGCAAGAGTAGGTCATGGTGCGAGATACGCTGCCCAAGTAATTGAGAATCTCCGTATGTGCGACAAAATTATAACCATCTACGTTAATGGCAAGATCCATGTTTACCAAGCCTTCTACCGAATTCTCGTCACGTACCTTCTCCTGGTTCTGGGTCAACTTCTTGTTGTAGTTCTTGAAGTAATCTTCCATGTCGGCAACGCTGGCAAAGCTATGCTTTCCAATGCTTATCTTCTTGAACTTACCATCAGGAAACGTCTTCTTGATTCCGTCAAGGCGAGTCTTCTGTCTGTCGGCAAAGGCCTGAACCTTCTTGATACGCTCCTCCAGCAGCGGCTTTCTGCTGTGTATGTAAATCTGGTCAAACTCCCATTGCTTCTTGCGACCTTCCAGTCTGCGCAACTCTCGTTCTGCCTCGTTCTTCTTCAAGGCATACTCGCTACCCGACAACTGGGCTACGGTATCACCGAAGATGTCACTCTCCTCTTCAAGCACACGGTTACTCATGCTGTTGGCAATCATATCCTTGCTGTGCATGATGCTGTCAGCAATGGCTCCCTTGGTCTCCAGACGCTGGTAAGCAGTAACATCAAGGCTATCTTCCACACCCATGCGAAGCACACGTACAGGAATGCCCCATTTCTTCAACAAGTTACCCTGTCGGATAACACGTCCATTGCGCTGCGTATAGTCCATTGGGCGGTTAGGTGCGTCCACATGGATGAGGGTATGTAATCTTTCCTGGATGTTCACACCGGTACCAAGGGTAAATGTACTACCCATGATAACACGTATCTCACCACGGTTCACCTTGTCGAAGATGTCGAGCTTCTTCTTGACGGTCATTCCCGACTTGATAAAAACAACCTGCTCGGCAGGAACACCAGCCTTGATAAGCTTGTTGCGAATATCCTCATAAAGGTTGAAGCCGGTTGAGGCATTCTGATAATGGTCAGCAAAGATGGCCACGGTACCATGATATTTCTCCGAATCCTTCAGTGATCTCAAAGTCTGTCTCACGGTCTCGTTGGTCTTGCTGTACTGCTCGTCCGCTGCATCTTTGAGTACGAGTCGAGGGTCAACGGCTGCTGCTGCAGCTATGCCATACATGGTAAGAGGGATGGCAGAATTCTCCTTCTTCTCCTTTCCACTCATGTTCTCAAAATCCTCAAGTCTCTTGCGGACAAACTTCATCACCCTACGCAAAGCCTTGGTCTGAGGCAGGTAGATGTCTGTTGCCTTGTCGCCGTTCTCCATCTTTGGAAGCTTCGACTTCAAGTCCTCTACTTCCTTGGAAAGGACAATATCAGAAACACCCGACCAGATACGTGCAAGCTCAGGAAGGTTCATGTAACCTGCAAATCGGTTCACCTCCTTGAACTTTCCGCTGGTGGTAAACTCTGCCATCGTCTTCAAGTTACCGAAGTTACGGACGAAATCATCAAAGTAGTAGATGCCATACTGCTTCATGGTGTCAGCAGGCATGAGATAGCGCATGAACGTCCAAACCTCAGCGGCAGTATTGCTGATAGGAGTACCTGTAGCAAACACCACATTACGGCCATTGTTCTTCTCGAGCACGGCCTGCGTCTTCAAATACACACCTTGCGACTTCTTGGAGTAAGAAGGGTCGATACCCTTAACGCCACGTTGCATGGCAGTTGCAAAGCCGAGATGTTTGTATTCGTGAGCCTCATCAACAAGAAGAGCATCAATGCCCATATCGTCGAAGTTCTCCACATCGTCGGTACGTCTGTCAAGCATCTCTTTGGCCTCTACCTCTGCATTCTGCTTGGTTACCTCCTTCTTCTTCAGCTGTGCTGCGGTATCCTTGCGCTTGGTAGTCATGTTGCCGGTGATGTCTGCAAGCTGCTGCTGCAGGTCCTCGATTTCTTTCTCGGCCTGTCGGGTTATCATGCTGTTGCCACTCTTGTCCGCATCCTTCATCTGCTCCAGGACAAGAAGCTTCTCCTCGATCTTATCGTTGATGAAGCGTATCTGTCGCTCCTCGCTGTCCGGAATAAACTCAAAGGTTGACTGAGGAACAACAATCATATCCCAGTCGTTGTACTTAATCTTGGCATAGAAGTTCTTTCGTCCATCTGCATTTCTGTCTGCATCCTCCAAGGTAAGAATCTTAGCCTTTGGATAGAGCGACTTGGCTGATGCCACAAACTGGCCTACGGTTGCATTCTGCACGACTATCATAGGTTTCTTGGCTGTACCCAGTCTTCTCATCTCCATGGCAGTAGTGATAAGGGTGAAGGTCTTTCCGGTACCCACCTCGTGTGCCAGCATGGTTGGCTGAGTCACACATTTCACAACAGCCTTTGCCTGGTATGAGTAAAGGTTGAAGTCTCTGTCGCTTCCATCCAGTCTTGGAGCCATGCCAGGATAACGCGAAGGTGCAAAATCATCCGGGATAGAGAGCGGAACGTAGTTGTTGAACTGCTCGTTGTAGTCTGCCTCAATCTTTGCAGACAACTGCTCATCCTGCTGCATCTTGCCTCTTGCCCAGTCCTGGAAGTCCTGTCGTATCTCGTCAATCTTGTTGCTGCAAGCCTGTGTCGCATCACGGTCAGTCTCCCTTACATCCTTGCCGTTCTCCTTGTAGGTTCTGGAAACGATGATGGATTTATTCTGAATGGCAGCCTCGATAAGCTGGTGTCCAGGAATAATCTTGTTGAACAGCAAACTCTTCACGCCAAAGGAATTGTCCTTTTCCTCGTTGATGTAATCAGGAGCATCCATAAACCAGGTACCACCGGCAGAAGTAAACTTCACATTCACGTTGGTTCTTTCCTTCACATAGTCCTCGTACAACTTCGGATCAATCCATGAAGAACCGAACGTGAAGTTAATCAAGTGTGCAGGAATGTTCATAGGGATAACACTCTCCAGAGCCTTGATGTTGGCATTGTAGCGTCCGCCCTCGTTGTTGTCCAAAGCCTGGCGGAGCTTCTCACGCACATTTCCACTCTTGTACTGGTAGGAAACCTCAATCTGACGGGTGATAGGATTCTCGAAGCCAAGACCGCTATTGATAATCTCGTCCTTCACTTCGTCTTCCGACTTGCCCAAAGCATTGGCAATATACTCCACGTCAACACGTCCGTTCTGGTACATGCTGGTAATGATGGCATCCTTCACGTTATGAGGCTTAGGCTCCTTGGCCTTCTCAACCACACGCTTGCTGAAGATGTCACTCTTGCCGAAATGCTCGGTATGGCCGCCTTCCTTGTCGCTCACGTCCTCGTATGTTTCAAGCGAGAACACATTAGGATAGTCAACATCCCTGCGGAGGAATGCCAACTGTGTATTCTTGTTGAAGTGGCCGTAGGTAGCTACAAAGTCATCGTATGCCTTGTTGAGCTTATCAAGCAGAGGTTTCAATCCCTTGTCGCTCTCATTCTCCGTCTGGTATGCAAGCACATCATTAAGCGCTGACTTGATGGCAGAGTAAGCGTTGAAGCACTCAACCTTGGTATGACCCTTCACCTTCTTAGACTGGAAACGGGTAATCAAATCGCTATCGCTAGCCTTCTCACCCTTCTTTGCAGCAGACATAAGAGGTACGGCCTTACCCCATTGAGCAAGGCAAATGTTGCCATTCTTGTCAACGATCATGCTGCCTTCCTTTACATCAGGACCCAGTTTCTCATACACAATTCGGTTGTTCTCCTCCTCGGTATTCTCAACTGGAGCGTTGTCCTCCTTCATGCTGGCGAAAGAGTTGACGAAATCAGTCAGCATATTCTTCTGGTTCAATCCCCTTGCAGGGAAAAGACCAATACTTGTAGGACGGTAGGTGTCACCTTCCTCGAAGCCGAACTTCATCTTTCCTGCCATCATTTCCGGATGATCCTGGAAATATTTATTGTAATCAAGCGATAAAGATTTGATTACAGGCTTCTCCTTACCGTCAACCTTGCGAGTCTCACCAGTGTCATAGCTGGCAACACGCTCACCGCTGGTGGAACCAACATCAATGGCATTGGGCGATTTCTGTCCGTTCACACGTCTGCGGACAACAAGGATGTCACTAGTTACGGATGTGCCACCAAAGGTATTGTTGTTCAAGCGGAATGCACCGATGAAATCAGAATCACCCTGGTTGATTACCCAGTCACGAAGCTTCTGCGACTTGTCGAGCGTACCACTAGATGTGATGAAGATACCGATACCACCAGGTCTCAACTTGCGAACGTTCTTGGCGATGCAGAAGTCATGAATGTTTCCGAACTTAGAAGACAAGTCCTTGTCACCGCTCTCATCCTTCACCTTCAAGCCAGTGACGAACGGAACGTTTGTAATGGCAAGGTCAACGCTTCCGTTCTCTATCTTGGTCTGCTCGAAGCCCTGGATGTCAACCTGGGCATCAGGATAGAGCAGAGAAAGAATACCACCTGCCGTGTTATCAATCTCTACGGCATGAATATCACTGCGGTCGCTGATTTCAGCCGGCATCTGGGCAAGGATGTTTCCGATACCTGCCGAGCCTTCCAGGATATTTCCACCCTTGAATCCCAACTGTGTAGCAATATCCCAAAGGGAATCAATAATATGCGTAGGTGTGTAGAACGAACTGTTTGCACTCATCACCGCCTGCTGGTAAGCTTCATTGCCCAACAGCTTGCGTAGCTTCTTAGGAGGTGTATCTTCACCCCAGCCCCATGAGCTTTGTGTGAATGCCTTACCAAGGCCACCCCAACCGCTGAACTTGCGAAGAACAGCCATCTGTCTAGGTGTGGCTTGCTCACCACTTCTCAGTAGCTTCTGAGCCAACTCAATAGCCTCGATGTTGGCAGTAATACGTGCATCTACAGACTTTGGAGCATACTCCATACCACGCTTGCCATGGTTGTTATGGGTATTCTTGCGCTCCTCCGGCTCTAGTCCCTGTAAGCGTCCAGCGGATCGTTCAGGGCGTCCGAGTACTTCTCCCTCTCCTGACGATACGCCTTGATCTCCTCGTCCGTCATTCCGGCCTTCTTGTAGATTTCCGTCCACGCGTGTGTTGACAGCATGCTCCCGCTCAGCAGGTTCTTTCGGCAATACTCCGTCTGAGCCTTGTCGATTCTCTCCTCGAGTTCTCTCCTCGCTATCTCCTTCTCGCTGCACCCTATCTCCTTGAGATACTTCTTTTCCTGTTCTGTCATTGTCGTTACTGTTTAAAGTTTCACTTTCTGTTTCCTGTCCGTTATCGAACAGGTCTGCAATATGCACCTGCGAAGATACTGCTTTTTTACGAGACTTCTTCTCCTTAACCGGATTATTTTTCTTTGGAGTCTCTTTTTTCTCCTTTGTAGGCTCAGCCTTCTTAGGCTCAGCGGAGAAATTATCAAGTGCTTCGCTGAACGCCTCACGTTCACCCAAGCACTTCAGTAAGGTAGCTTCCAGGTCAACGTTCTTTGTGCCGGCAAATGTGCCTTTCTTCTCGCCAGCTTTCACACGGTCGCCCAACTCATCAATAAACTTCTCACGCTGCGCCAACTGCTCTTCAAGCATCTTCTTGCTGAGCTGCTCCTTCACCTGCTCCAGCTTCTTAGCCATGGAATCCTTTGCTTCCTTTACAGCCTTGTCAACATCAGAAGAAGGAACGGTGTGGTCGCTCAGTTTGGTCTTGCCGTTGGTATGCAAGGCATTGAACAAGCTTTCCACATTAACCTCCTTAACAACAGTCTCCTTCTTCTCGTCTTTTGCCTGAGTATCCTCAACCTGGAGGTCTTCGAGCTTTGCGTCTTTGCCATTGGTCAAATAGACTCTGTCAATATATGACTCACCGAACTGCGCTGCACCTACCTGCTCGCCCTTACGGACAACCATCATGACGTGTGTAGGCTTACCTTCATAGTAAACCATACCGTTGCCTTCCACATCAGCTTCCGTAGCAGGACGGAAAGACTTTTTGTCCATGGTACGACGTGCGTTGCGCTCATCGACGAGTTTCTTGTTAGCTTCCTCTGCCTGCTTCTCAACCTCAGTCTCAGCTGCGATTTGTGCAGCCTGCTCCATAATATCCTTGGATGGCTTGTCGAAGTTCGCCACGTCAATGCCTGCAACCTCTTCATAAGAAGACATATCCCTGTCAAGCTCAGCCTTTATTGCCTCAGGAAGGTCACGGACACCATTATAGAACGACTTCAGGTATGGACGAATATCATCACCCATATCATCTATCATAGCCTTGGCATACTCAGTAAACTTACGTGCGCCCCTCTCAATATGATACACAGCCATCGAGATACCAATCTCTAAAATCTCAGGATCAATACCCATATTCAACTGGCCACGCAACTTCATGCGCATTCTCTTCTTTAACGTCTCGTACTCATCATCAGTAACAAGCACATTACCACTAGGATTCTTCTTGACCTCCTCCTTCTTGGCGATACGTGCAGCCTTGTCAACCAATGGTTCATCCGGTCTGAACTCATCACTCATAATATATGGTAGAAGAACGTTGTCCAACCATGCATTAGCCTCATGAACATCTTTGAAATCACGCATTCTACGAACACTATCACCAATAGATTGATACCATTTACGAGCAGTCTTCAAGTCGCCTTTCCTTACATTCTTGGCATAATTCTTAGCCCACATGATAGCATTGCCTTGAAGCACCTCCTTTATAAGTTTGGCATTATTCAAAGATGATTTGCTTTTCTTAGCAACATCATGTGCCGCCTCAACTTCCTGGGCAGTTGCGCTTGTACCATCTGTAAAAGAATAGCTCTGAATGAAGCTACGGCCATCTGGCATTTGCATGTGATGAGCCATAAGGATAGTCTTATTCTCACCATGAGGAATACTCCAAACCGTGTCACCACCATGGAACTCATCCTCCGGGAATACCGAATCCTTCATATCCTGAAGAGAAAGAGGTTTTGCGTCCTCCAAAGCTTCGCTATCTTCACCCAATACTGCATCAGTAAGTTTCTTGGCATCCTCGATGCTACGCATCATGAAGCCACCCTGCTTCTTGTCGTACCAGCCTTTAAGGGACTTAGCCAGTGAAACAGCCGCACTTTGCTTTTCACCCAGTTCGTCTGCAAACTTGACAAGCTGCATATCAAGCACCTTGCCACGCTTGGTTGCGTACTTGGCAGGCTCAACAGTATAGTCATTTGTCTGTGTTTCATCAGCCACGGTGTCAGCAGCCTTATCAGAATCAGCCTTTTCCTTTCCGTCAAAGTCGTAATACTTGACAACTGATACAGACTTCAAGTGTCCTTGCGCATCCTTATGGGCAACAAGTTCATAACTGCATTCGTTCCTTCCATCGGTAGCGGAAACAAAATTTCCCTTGACAAGATGAAACCATTCCTTTTCTGATTGATACAGCTTATCGGCAGGAACCTCTACACTTGTTACCTTGGCTTTGTATGATGGATAATCATCTGTTTGTGAATCATACATGCCAAACATCTTCTCAGCGAACTTGATGATAGCTGACGGATTTACACCATTAGGCACAACATCTATACCAGAGTCTTCTACGAATTGGCCGAACGGAGATTTATCATACAAATTTTCATCAATCCACTTTTGCAGATGCTCTTTCACCAATGAATACTCGGCAATAGGCTTGGTCTTGCGATTACTGCTTTCTATCCACTTTTTGAATATATCCATAGGAACAGTAGAGGTAATGATCTTTCTCTTGCTCGTTCTCCAGCTACTGTCATAGTTAGAGAAATAGGCATCTGTAGCTTCATCCCTATCGTTGAAACCGAGCATTACCTTGTGCTCGTCAAACGTTCCATCAAGGTTGTACTGGTCAACCACATAAACATTCTGCTGGTCCCATGAGTCAATATCATTGCTGAGGAATACATCCAGGTGGTCGCCATCAACACCCACGTTGTCGGTCATGTAGCCATAAGTATTGTTCATGGTCACGCTCCACTTCTTGCCGTTGGCATCCGTTCCAGAGCGCACACTACCCCTAGGCTGCTCGATGGAAATATTGAATCCAGCAACCTTAACGTGTCCCTTCTTGTAGTTGCCTGCTTCCTTCTGTCCGTCTGTAGGATTGGCGTCTGTCTCAGCCTCAGCCGCTTCGATGGATGATTGAAGGCTATTACGGAACATGACTTTGAAATGTTCCTCTATGGTATCCAGAGGAACGTCCTCAAAAGTTTCTCCATCTTCTGTAGTGAACGAAACCGAATTGCCCTGAACCTTGTCAATGGTTATCTGACCACTTTCGCCTTCATTCTCTACTACAACAACATCACCCTTCTGAACATTATCAAAGCTGTTAAAGACCTTGATACCTCTCGAAGAAAGTTCGTCTTCTACAAGAGATTTCATAGCCTTATCAAATTCACTCAGCTTCTTAGGTGCATCAGACAAAGCTATACGGAGAATATCTTCATCAACAGATTTCAGATTTTCACGTACTTCCTCCTTTGCCTTTTCGATGGCAGTCTTGTCGCCTGACTCGATTGCAGAAGCCAGCATATCCGATGGATCCTTAGCATCATCTTCGGCATTCTCAATATCATCAGCTGCATTTTCTACAGGAATGATGCTGGAGTTGTTGAACACAATGACTTCTCCACTACCAATATTGCTATTCTCTACACTCCATACATTATTATAATGTATAATGCCGTCGTAACCCTGCTCCTTCAGCAGAGACATGAACTCCTTAGCTTCTGTTTCATCGAAGCCAGGGTTACCCAAAAGATAAAACGGATTGTTCAATCTTACATGTGCCTCGAATATCTGGCCGTTGTGTCCGTAATCCTCTGCAACGTCTCTAGAAGGAGAGAAATACACACCATCACCTGAGAAGGTAGCCTTCTCCCCATCTGCCCGGCTGTGTCCTGGCTCCAGGTCGGAAAGCTTTAAATCTTTATCAAGTGTACCATGATACAGAAGAACTGGCTTGCCGTCAGCATCAGCAACGATACCATCATCGGTAAGGTTGCGTCTCTCCTGGCTTATAGGTGTAGCGCCACCCTTTTCAAGGAGTTCGTTGATTACATTTTTCTCTCCAGGTCCTCCATCAGCATTGGCAAGTTCAGTTCCTCCCTCGCCTGGTCCTCCTGTTTCAGCAGCTTCACTGCCATCTTGCTGCCCTTCTTGGCCTGCTGGATGATTGCCACCCAGTACATTGCTGTCTTGTTGTCCATCATTATTAATGTTTAATGCCTCGTTGATGGCATCAGCCAACGAGCGAGGAGTGTTGTCAATACTATCTTTGTTGAATAAGTCAACCGCCTGCGTTCCCTGAACAAGGTCAAATAGTTGGTTGAACGTCTGCTGGATGAAGCCCTGTGTTTCACCCTTATACATTGCCGCAAGATAAAGTGCAAAGTCCGAGAACTTACCTTCAGGAAGTACAGCTTCTCCGGTTGCATCATCAAACTGGTAAGAGTGTTTCCAGTCCTCAATAGCCACACGTGCATCCTTGAAATTGGTAGCCGAAGCAAAGGTTTTGTCATTCATCAGCTCATTGAAAGCCACGATAGACTCCTGAGTATCCTTCAGCATGCGGTTCTCTTTAGGGCTATTGAAGTCGCGATATGCTGTTGCCAGGATAGCACGCTGCACCTTTGCAGGCGTTCTGTTGAACATCTCCTCCAGGCGTTCACTTCCATCTTGGAAGATGCTGTCATACATGACACCCTTCAAGTCGTTGGCAGCCTCAGCAGTAAGATTACCATCGCTATCAAGCGCACTTGTGTACTGTGTATCTGAAATGAAGCCCTTGGCATTCATCCACTTCAACACCTTGTTGCCGTTCTTGTCAACGAGCTGGGAGAAGCTGGCCTCATCATCGGAACTCTCCAGCAGTATTTTGGCGAAAGACTTCATATCATCACCCATCTTCTGGATGGTGTTCTTCACCTTAATACGCTCAACACCTCCACTCTCTGTGTCCTGGGCACTATACTGACCAAGTTCAATGGCCTTATTGTCGTCAACATCAACCATATTCACAAGGACAGGGTTCTTCATCTTCGTAATATCCTCTGCCTTCAAGCCGAACTCATCGGCATGATCCATAAGATACTGCTTATATATGCCGGCTTGGTCGGCATGGCTGCTCCACATCAACTTCAACGCTGCACTACGATTGTTGCCCTGGATGGTCTCTCCACGAAAATTGACAGTAGGCGCACCAGTATATGCTGTAACGCTTGATGTAATCTCGGCAGGGTTGATGTTGGCCGCAATCTTCTCAGAAGATATGGTGCTGGCTTTGTCCGTACGCTTCTTTGGCTGCGCTTCTGGGATGAAGTGAGTCACGTTAGGCTGACCATTCAGGTGACTTGGCTGCAACTGTTCGGCCTCAATAAGCGCAAGATGTCCAGGTTGTGAAACCTTGTCTGTGAACTTGACAGAAGTCTCCTTACCCTTTGTGTGAGGAACATTCTCCTGTCTTGCATACTGATAGCCATTTGAACGACGATAGCCCCTAGCACGTGCATCATGCGGAGTATCATTCACCCAATCAGGTACACCGTCAACAGCTTCACGCTCCTTACGTTCCTGCTCTTCCTTGGCTGCGGCCTGTGCCTTAGCTTCCTCAGCGGCAGCCTTAGCATTCTCGTAAGCAGCCTTCTGCTCGTCAAGCATGGCCTTACTCTTGCGCTGCTGCTGGATGCCAGCGATTTTCTGCCAATGCTCCAGGTTTGCCTTTGCCTGGTCCACTGCTTCCTGGTGCTCCTTCTCAGCTTCAATCTTCTGCGTGATGGTTCCACCAGACTTTGGTTTCCACTTGTTGAGCTTATCAAGAGACGCCTTCATATCAGAAACCATGGATTCAGCAACGGTCTTGGCCATATCCTCGTTGCCGCCAGTCTGCTCTACGATGGCATCGTATGCGGTATCAGGGTCGGTCTGCTCATAGATAGGCTCACCCTTATCATCCTTAGGAATACGATCCAGGGCAGACTGTGTAGGAGTTTCCTCCTCACTGGCTTCCTGTTGCTGAGGTTCGTTTCCGGTCTCCTCAGCTGCCTCAGTATCAACAATGGGATTCACCTCGACATTGCCATCTTCAACCGGAACATTTTCCTCATCAGCTGGAACATTTTCTTCATCAGCAGGAACATTCTCCTCCGTCTCATCAACAGAAGGAGCATCAACCTCGCGACTCCACACCGACTCGCCGTTGGCATCGGCCACACTCTCGATCATGTTGTCGAGCTGCTCAGGCGAAACTACCTGCACATGCCAGCCGTTGAGTGGTTCCTCGGTGTGAATCTCGATACCGTCCTCATCTATGCTTTGAATGGAGCCACGGATAGGCTCACCATTCTCGTCACGGATAACGATATTATCAAAAAGACTGTAAGTAGGCATAGTTGGACCTTCCTCCTGCTCGCCTTCCGCAGGGGCTTCCTGTTGCTCTTCCTGCTGTTCTTCCTGCTGCTGGGCTTCAACTTGGGCACGTCTTGTCTCGTCTGCCATCTGCTGGATACCAGACTTTGGCATCTGAATGATACCGGAAGTTACAGGAGCTTCTCCTTCCTGATACGCAGTTTGCGTCACCACATTCACGGTTCCATCGCCATTGTCAACCACACCCTGCTCGTTAGGAGCGAGCACAACAGTAACAGGGCTGCCATCATCACCAGTCGCCTGGTATGTGTCACCCTCATTCCACTGCTTTACGGTTCCATCTATGTTGTCAGCCGCTTCCTGGGCATGCTGGTTACGGATATTCTCCGCAGCCTCATACTTCTCCTGGTTAGGATTTATAAGTTCCTGAGCACTGTGTATTGCACTAGGGGAAACCATCTGCAGCTTTCCCGACTCGGCATCCATGATAACGATGCTATTGTCCGACTGCTCATCGTTGATGGATGAATCATCGTTGAGAACAAGGTTGCCGCTAATGACATAGGCAGTCTGCTCATTGTTGTCCTCGTCCTTCAGTTTCATGGTAACTGGATGGATCATACCATCAGTACGGTTGGTATGGCTGTTAACGAGTGCGTTGCTTTCCTCTATCTTGCTGTCAATATCATCGCGGACACGCTGCACCATGCCGTCATAGGCAGACTTGGCGTTAGCGTAGTCGAGAACAGGCTGCAATCCTTCGGTGTTGCCCATGTGCTTCTGCTCCTCTATGTAGCGGATAGGGTCCCCGATGGTATCATCAAGCTCGTTCATATCGTCGATGCCCATTGACTGGGCCAGATTCTGACGTGCAACGTCCAGTTTTGCCTTGGCGTTGCTCATCTCTTCCGGATCAGTAGTGTCGTAGCCATCATCATAGCTGCGGTCGTAAGCAGCAGCATCAGGATCCTGCTCTCCGTCTTGAATCTTGCTCTCCTGAGCACGAGACAATCCCTCATACTTCTGGGCAGCTTTCACAAAGTTAAGTACCCCCATACGGAAGTTCATAGGAAGTTCCTTGTTATCCATGACCTCCCTAAGCGTTGATTTCTTCTCCTCATCAGTACCAACAAGCAGGGTATTGCGCCACTTTCCCCATTGCTCCTGCCACTGGTGGTTACCGGAAAGAGTACTATCAATAGCCTTACCGGCTTCACTCATTTCATTCAGTGCCTGACGCTTTGGACCACGATAAGACAAAGTCTTTGCACCTGCAAAGAAACCACCCATCAAACCAACACCAAGGAAGGTATCAATATTCTGGTCAAGGTTGAACACACCAGTATCCTTGTTGGTATCAAGAGTATTGTCACCAACAATCAAGGCATTTTCAATATTACCAGCAACCTCCTCGGCGTACTCACCTATGGTTCCGTTCCACTTGGCGCTCTTCTCAAGCCCAGTGAGGAACTTACCGGTATTAGTAGCACCGATGCCATCTATGAACTTATTCACGTTGTCAAGCGTAACCTTGCCCAATTTGGTTTTATTGGCAGCATTGGCAACAGCCTTGCCTGCCAAACCCAAAACAGGAGCAAAGTATTCTCCAAGCATCTCGGAATGATTCTCGATGGTCTGCGCACCAAAAGCCTTGAGATATGCCGTCATGGCGCCATCTTCTTGATTCTCTTGGCCATCATACTTGATACGTCCGGCTTCATCAACACTATACTTTGCATCTCCTGTAAGACGATTGAGAGCATCAGCCGTAACACGTCCCTGCCCAGTTGTTGCAGACATGAGCATGGAGCCAGCAGCATCACCAAGAACCCTAGCACCCACCTTGGCTGCAACATATTTCTTTGCAGCCTTCTTCAACGCCTCTTTGCCAAACTTATTAATGGCATATCGTGTCAAGGCCTTCTGTGCCCCAACACCTATTGAAGATGAAGGGTTCAATATCATTTCTGCCATAAAAGGCAAACTTTCACCTGTAACCTGGCCTGCCTTATATCCACGACCAATATGTTCAGCACTCTCAGCGTTAACTGCATTGGTATAGGCAATAGTGTTCAACAAGTCCTTTTCATCTTGCGTAAGGTTGTCGAATCCACTTTTCTCAGCGTGCTTTACAGCCTTGTATGTTGCCAGGTTATTGAAAAGGTCAGACTTGCCCATATCCCAGGTGCTGGTACTACCAACAGCCTGCATCAATCCACGCCATGCACCTGCACCGAAACCGAGCAACTGCTTTCCACGTCTAGCCGTCCAATTGGAAGAATCATCTATCCACTTGTCACTGGCTATTCCCTTCTTAGCCTCATTTATGTTGGCGATGGCATCATCAATCTTTGCCAATCTAGCATTGACGCTGTTCAGTTTATCATTTCCCCACTTCTTGCGCTCATGAGGATCAACAAGGGCGAACTCGTTCTTCAAGAAGCCGGTGATGGTGTTGTTCTCATCTTCAACCTCCTTATTGATACCTTCCTCGATATTTTTCTTTTCCTGCATGAGAAGATTTCTCTGCTGATGAAGATAGGCTTCCTTCTGCTCACGCTGGAAACGAGCCTCATCAGCGGCATTCTGCTCAATGTCCGCAAATGCCCTGTTATCGTACTCATTTCCACTTTCAGTGATATAAGAGGACTGCATCTTACCAGTTTCCGGATTGAAACGTGGCTTGCGCTTAACGACATGACGGTTCGCTCCAAGCTTTACGGGCTTCACCTGCAAGCCGGAGTTTGCCTTCTGATATTCGATCTGGTTGTTGAAACGCTGTGCAGAAGCATCAGTCTGAGCAAGGATGTTGCCAACATTGGATGCATACTTGCGCTTGTCTGCCTCTGTCAATGGTGTGCCCTTCGACTGGGCTACAGGCTTGGCTGGCTGATGCGCAACCGACTTGTGAACCTGGCCACGTCTAGGCTGAGCCTGTGGGGACTGTGTAGCTGGCTTGTGAACCTTCTGGTTTGGATTCCATTGAGCCTCACCTGCTCCACGTGCCCTTGACGTTGTACTATTCACTGGCACAAACAACTTCGTATAAAAGCCGCTGTATGAGTCGGGAACATCAAAGTTCTGGCTTTTCAGGGCATCGTAGAGCTTGTGACGACGACTTGCGCCATCATCACCCTTACGTGTAAGCTTCTCCTCGAACTCATCGTATGAATTAGGCACATCATAGTTCTGTGCCTTCAAAGCATTATATAACTTTGCTAATCTCTTTTCTTCCATTGTGTATTGTTTGATGGTTAATCAAATGCACCTCCAGTGCTTTTCTTCTTACCTCCACCGCCAGTAGGCTTAGGCTTTGGCTTAACAACAGGCTTCGGTTTAGCAGGTGGCTTAGGATTTGCCGCTGGTTTTGGCTTTGGAGTAGGCTTAGAAGCATGAGAAGCATAATGTTTCTCTCCTTCCGCAGCTAGACCAGCAATAGTCCTGTTCGCCTGTGTCGTAGAAACCTTACCCCACTTATCTGTTGATTTTTTATTATAAGTGAGCGGAATATTATTATCCTTGGCGTATCTTACAACTGCTCTATCATAATCACTTTTCGTTTTGTATTCCACGCCATTGAAAGTTCCGTATGGTTTGCCACCACTTCTTCCATCAGAGTTAGAGGAAGTTCCACCACTCTTTCCGCCTTTACCAGACACCCAGGAAGACGTTCCTTGCCTGTTGTCCTTGCCTGCAGAAGCCTTCAGCTTATCAATCTCAGCCTGTAGTTTGGTAGCCACATAAGGCAAACCGGCAGCAATCGCCTCGGATTTCTGCTGGTACAAAGCAGCCAGCTTGTCGTCCTTGTTGGCAGCAGCTTCATACTTCAATCTCTGAGCTTCAGCGATGGCATCCTTTCTCTCCTGCTCAGCCTTAGCCTTATCAGCGTTGACCTTGTCAATCTGTAGGAGACGCTGCCACTTGCGCTCATTGTCCGCATTCTCATCATCAAGAGCCTGTGCCTTCATGAGGGCTTCGGTGTACTCCTTCATGTGCTGGTCACGTTCCTGCTTGATTTTATCCCATCTATCCTTAACGACATCCTGCTGGGAATTAGCCGGGTTGTACATGTTTGGAGCACCTTGCGTGGTGAAGTAAAGGTTAGCGAGGGCAGAGATACCATCACCAAGAGCAGCAAAGATCTTCTGCCTCTTCTCCTTCTTGCGCTGCGCCTCCAGCTCCTCAGCCGTTGGTGGCTTATAGGGATTGAGTGCCTGATACATCTCCTTATACGACATCTTCTTAGGAGAGTTATCCACAGTTTTTTCAACAGGGGTTTGCACCCCGTCCACTGGTTTTGCAGGTTCCTGTACGGCTGGCTGCACGGCAGAATTGCCCTTTCCGGCTTCCGCAACCTGCACACCGGCACCAACAGCAGAGCCACTGGCATTCGGCATGTTGTCCGTCGGATTACTCTCCATTTCGTGGGCGATAGGTGGAGGTGCGTACATAGGTCGCTGCACTCCACCATTGAGAATCTCATCTTTCGTTACTGACATAGCTGTACATTTTAGACTGGTAATTTGCTTGCAACAGACGCAACACCCTGCACGGCTTGACTGATGGCTTGCGCCTTGCCCTGCTCAATCTGGTTGAGCTGGTTCACATACTCATCATCCTTCTGTCTGTAGGTCTGCTCAATCTGGTCCTTGCGAGCCTCAGCAGAAGCATTGATGTTGCTCATCGTATCGCTGAGCGCCTTTCCGTTTGCTTCCTTGGCAGCTGCAACACTCTCGTCAGTTCCACCCATGACCGCTGCGGATCCGGCTGCCTGCTGGTTTCTCTTCTGGATGCTCTCCTCCGTCATTGTCAGGAGTCGCTGGGCATCCGCACGCTGGGTTGCATCCTCATTGTAACGTTGGTCATACCAGTCCTGGTTTGACTTGCGCTGAGCCTCGACATTCCGCTTCATCTGTCTCAGCGCCTTGCTTGCAGAGATGCCACCGAATATACCTCCAGCAGCACCTATAGCACCTCCGATTAATCCCATAATATAAAATATTTAAACGTTTAAACTTAAAATCATGGCACAAAAATAATGGGTTATCTTTGCACTCCACGTTTAAGTTATTACACACGCACGCATACAGGCGTACAATAATTAAAGATTTTGATATGGCAGCAGGAAAAAAGACAGGAGGGCGAAAGGCTGGCACGCCTAACAAAGTATCCGGAGCCGTGCGCAAGGCTATTTCGGAAGCCATCGACGGCTACTACACATCGGAGCAGTTCATGCTTGACATGGCTGCACTGAAGCCAGTAGAGAGAGTACAGGCGATGGAAAAGCTCGCCCAGTACGCAGTACCAAAACTACAGTCAACGACACTTGATGCTACCGTCCAGAAGCGAAAGACTATTGAGGACAGATTGCTTGCGGCTAGCCAGGAGGCAGCAGGAAAACAGGTAGAAGAAGAGGATATTGACGATGGTTTTGACGATGATGAAGCATAACGTCTATTAACATCTACTTTAGAGAAATGAGCGGAAATCTGCATGGGTTTCCGCTTTTTCTGTGCCTTTTTCAATCATTTCTGCTACATTAATGTTTATTTCTTCCGAAGAAATGGGCATTTCTGTGTAAGAAATAGGTATTTCTTCCGAAGAAATAGGCATTCCTTACACAAAAATGTGTAGAAAATAATTTTATAACGTTCATTAACTTTCAAAAAGTGCATTTTCGGGCTTTTTCTGTCAACAAAATCGAAAACAAAGAAAAATTGGAAAAATTATTTCTTCCGAAGAAATGGGCATTTCTGTGTAAGAAATAGGTATTTCTTCCGAAGAAATAGGGTATTTCTTCACATTTATGTGTAAGAAATGGGCATTTCTGCTACATTAATGGGCATTTCTTACACCTAAAGTAAAGTAAATATATATATATCTACTACTACCGCGCGTAACACGCATGCGCGCACGTGCGAGAGAAAAATTTAGATTTGTTAAGAGTTCGGTGAAAACGAAAAGACAAAAGAAAACCTGCAAAGAAAGTTCCTTGCAGGTGTGTATTGCCGGGTAGCATCATCAGATAGTCGGGATGTTGTTTACGGCCGTGCGCTTCATCTCATCAGCAACCTTGGCATAGATCTGTGTTGTCTGGATTGACGTGTGCCCAAGAATCTTGCTCACTGTGTATATGTCTGCACCGAAGTACAGCAGCAGCGTAGCACAAGTGTGTCGGGAGACATGCACAATTTAAGCAAAAGCAACGGGAAGTGAATATGAGAGAAATGAACTGCAAGTGGTTGAGAATGAGCAATATTTCATAATTCTGCCAATTGGC